ATGACCCGTCGCACGCCCGAGGCCGATATCCAGCGCGCCATCATCCACACGCTTCGCGTCGTTCTGCCCCGCGATGCCATCATTCATCATTCCGCCAATGAGGTCGGATCAGGTGGCAAGGCCGCACGCCAGCGCCAGGCGATCCTGACTGGCATGGGCGTGTTTCCGGGCTTCGCCGATTTGATCGTCCTGACGGGCGGCCAGGTGCTGTTTCTGGAAGTGAAGAGCCCCTCTGGCAGGCTCAGCCCGGCGCAGAAAGCGTTCCGCGACATGGTGAAGGCGCAGGGCTTCGGCTGGGCGCTGGTGCGTTCTGTCGAAGACGCGCTGGGCGCGCTGGCCGATCACGGCATCACCACCCGGGTGCAGGCAATGAATCCGCGCCGGAGGGCCTGCGCATGAGCCATTGCGCGACCAACTGGGCCATTCTGCAGCGCGGATTGAAGCCCGCCACCAAGATCGTGCTCTGGCATCTCTGCGATCGCCACAACCCCGATTTCGGTTGCTTCCCGACCCAGGCGCGGTTGGCTGCCGATTGCGAGATGTCGGTGTCATCGTTGAATGACCATCTCCGGGCGCTGGAAGAGGCGCGGCTGATCCACCGAGTCCGCTGCCACGATCCGCAGACACATCGGCGCCAGGCAACCCGCTACATTCTCGGCTTCGAGAACCGGTTCCCCGATCCGTCGGACGATGGCGACAGCGGCGATTCCGAGCCCGACGATTGTGAGATCGGTGGCGATCCATGTCCAGATTCCGGAGATGGAGCCATCTCCGAAAAAACGCCAAAGCCGTCTCCGAATTTGGCCGGTTTCCATCTCCGAAATTCGGAGACTAACCCTGTAAGAGAACCTTTAAGGGAACCAGTAAAGGAGGAGGAGGGCGCGCGAGCGCGCGATGATCGATTTGAAGAATTTTTCGGCCAGCTGCTCGATGCGCTGGGTCTGGACACCGATGCCAGCCTTCCCGGCTGGTGGCAGGGCTGGCCACCCCGCGAACATATCCGACGCTGGATCACCGATCTCGGCCTGACCGAGGATCGGATCATCGCCGTGGCCCGCGACAGCCGCGAGCGGCATCCTGCGCCGCCGGATGGACCGAGGGCCTTGGACAGGGCGATGGAACGGGCGGCGAGGTCCGCCGAGGCCACGAAGCCTGCAGAGGGTGACAAGCGCCGCAGGCGCAGCGGTAAGTCCTCTGATGCGCCGCGCGCCAGCATGGACGAGATCGCCGGGTTCTACGCCGGGCTGGTGAACGGGGATGGATACCTGCCCTCCAACGCCATCTCGAATACCGTGCGCAATGCCATGCTGGAGCGTGGCCTGGTGACGGCGGAACGGCTCAGGGCGCGGGGCGTAGCATGAGCATCCATTCCCGCTTCCCGAACCGTAGTGCCACAGGCACCCACGGCAAACGTGCGCTGGGTGTCCAGCAGGTGCTGGAATGGGCCTTTCGCACCGAGAAGGCCCGACTGGAACTGCCCGAGCCGCCCGACCCCGAACGCGGCGACGGTCTGGGCTTCGGCCTCGAATATGTCCTGATGCAGCGCGCCGCGCTGGGCTGCCGGATCGATGGAGGACGCTACAAGCCTGACAGTTCGACCCACGAGGATGCCGAAGTCATCGCCGCCTGTGTCGCAAACTTGCCGACGTCGCTGGGCGGGTTGCGCATGGCAATCCGCATCGCCGAACTGGCACGAGCGGGGATGACGCCAGACTGGATGCCCGGCGCGGTCCCGCGCTGCGTGCCGGTCGAGACGAAGCGCAACCAGCATGGCGACCGCTCGATCACCATCCCGGTCGGCACGGCGCGCGTGCTGTCACGCGGCAAATGGCGGACGGTCGAACTGCGCGCCTGTCCGGTCACCTTCTCGCCGCATCCGGAGCAGATCGCCGCCGCGCGGCGCCACTACGCGCAGTGGTGGCTGGGCCTGCGCTGGGTGCGGGAGGGGCTGATCGCGGGCGGCATGCTGCGCAGTATCGAAGTAACGGATACCCTGCCAAAACGAGAGCCATGGCGAGCCAGCACCCGTGTGTGATGACCCTGAACCATCACCGCATTGGCGAAGGATCAGGTTTGAAGGCCCAATATCGCGACAGGAAAAATGTGAGCACCGCAGCTATCAGCGTCGAGACGAGCAGAGCCAGCTCCGCCGGAACCGCTGCAAACTTCAACAACAGCGCAAGGCTCGACTCGTTGGCAATGAACCCAAGGACTGCAACGATAACAAAGCGAGATAGCGAGTTTTGCACATCCACACCATGGCCGGCGAACGTGAACAGGTGATGCCCCCAGAAGCTGACCATGAAAGCGGTCGCGAAGGCTGCGGCATTGCCGATCAGCGGCGCAACCCCAAGCCGGATCAGCATGATCGCGATGGCCAGATGCACCAGCGTCGCCACCCCTCCGGTCAGGGCGAAACGCGCGGCGGCGCCTAGCATTCGGGCGATGCGGCGATGGTGACATCCTCGGCAATCAAATAGCCGGGGCGGCCCTTCACCTCGCTGAACACGCGCGCCAGATATTCGCCCAGCACACCGATGGACATCAACTGGATGCCGCTGAAAAAGAAAATTGCCACCGCCAGTGTCGACCAACCCGGCACGTCATGACCAAGAAACAGGGTGCGGCTGGCCAAGAATAGCCCGTATAGGATCGACAGGCTGGCCAGCACCATCCCGATCCCGGTCCACATGCGAAGAGGCCAGTCGGTAAAGGCGGTCAGTCCGGTCATGCCCAGTTTCAGCAGTCGCCGGAAGCCGAATTTGGTGCTGCCCCCGCCGCGCGGCTGCAACTCGACCGGGATCGCCAGCGAGCGAAAGCCGACCCAGGCATAAAGCCCCTTCATGAAGCGGTTGCTTTCGGGCAGGGCGCAAAGCGCATCGACGACCTTGCGATCCATCAGCCGGAAATCGCGTGCTCCGGCGGGCATCGGCACCTCACTGCCGATGTTCAGGAAGCGATAGAAGGCAGCCGTGCAGCGGCGCTTCAGCCAGCTCTCGTCGTTACGATGGGCGCGCACGGCATAGACGATCTCATAGCCCTCGCGGTATTTCTCGAGCATGGTGTCGACATAACGCAGGGGCTCCTGCAGGTCGGCGTCGAGGATCACAACCGCCTTGCCCGCCGCATGGCGCAGCCCGGCCATGATTGCCTGTTCCTTGCCGAAATTGCGCGACAGGCGTAGCAGGCGGACGGGTACGTCCCAATGGCCGGATTGGATCAGTTCCAGCGTGGCATCGGTGCTGCCGTCATCGACCACCAGAATTTCAGATTGCGGAACCAGCCTGCGCGCCTTGCGCGACACCCGGTTCAGTGTTTCCACGATAGTCTCCGCCTCGTTGAAGGCCGGAATGACGAAGGACAGATCCGGCACCGTCGGACCGAGGTGGAGTACCCGTGGCGTGGTATTTGCCGTTTCGCGGGTGATATCCTGCATGTGACCCATCATTTCACCTCGCCTGCGGCTGGGGTAACGAACAGGACATGCCGCCCATATTCACCCAGGTTTTCAAGTCCGAATGCTGCGGCCTCTGTCGCTTGATCGGGCGGCACCGAAAATGCAGCCGGTGCGCCGTCAATAGCCAGCCTTGCAAAGTCTTCGTTCTCAATGGCCCGCGCTTTGCCGCCCGAATAGAATTCAGCCGAGTAGTTGCGACCACCGAGGGTATAAAGTTGCGCGTCGGGCAATGCCGCGCTGGTGGCAGCGACCAGCGCTTTGTCGGATTTCAGCCGAATTTGCTGAGGTACAAAAATGGCGCCCGAGGTCAGCGCGAGGAAAAGCGCAAATATCGCCGATGTCGCGATAGCGAAACCGACCCGCGTCGCACGACCCGGCTGAGTCTCGAACACCTCTGCGAACAGCACGACCAGCAGAACGGCGGCGGCAGGCAGGCCCGGTAGAACATAGGCGGCAAGGATGTTGGATGCCGGTGTGAACAGCAAAAGCGGAGACACAGCCCAGAGCAGCAGATAGATCAGCCAGCCAGAGCGATCTTGTCGGACGGTCGTGAGGGTTTTGCCGGGACGGGTCAGCAACAAGGCCGGAACCAAGCTCCAAGGCAAAGCCGCCATCAGCCAGAACAGCCAGATCATTCCCTTTGCTTCCTGATGCCCGGACCCGTAAAGGTCGCCTTGCCAGCCGGGGGTCAGGAAGCGCTGAATGTGCTCTCCAATCAGGAAATAGTGCAGGAAACCGGGCGTGGCAATTTCGGCGGCGACATACCAAGGCACCACCAGCACCATCAGCATCGTTGTGCCCCGTGTCCACGGAAGCTGACGCAATAGGTGCCAGTTCCGCGTCAAGGTCAGCCAAAGCGTCAGCGGGATGGCACAAAGGACCACGGCCACCGGACCCTTGGCAAGCATTCCGATCGCCAGCCCCAAGAAAACGGCATAGCTCCAGCGGCTGCCTGCCCCGCTGACCGCATGCCAGAACCCGACCATGACCAGTGTCGTGCCAAGGACCATCGGCATGTCGGTCATCACAAAGGCGGATGCGCCAAAGAACATCGCCATCGTTGCCAGCACGACAGTCGCGACCAATGCAGTGTTACGCCCAACGTTATCGCGCACCCAGAGCCAGACGAGAAACAGCACAGCCAGCGCCGTCAGCAGAATTGGCAGGCGCGCGGCGGCTTCATTCACGCCAAACAACTGCATCCCGCCCGCCGACAGCCAGGTATGCAAAGGCGGCTTACCCCAAAAGGGCACGCCATAGTCGAATTGCGGCGTCAGCCAGTTTCCGGTCTCGACCATCTTGCGCGCGATTTCCGCATAGCGCGCTTCGGTCGTGTCGGTGAAAGGCACGGCAAACATCGCCCAAATGCGCAAAAGCCCGAATCCCGTCAGAACCGCGAGCAGGAACCGACGTGCGGTGTTGTCCAGCTGCATATCATGCAACGTCGGGCGCAGAATTTTCCGGGCGTGCGTCGCGGCAGGCCGCTGGGCCGAATAGGCCTCGGTTATTGTCATTATCTGGTCCTGCTTGATAGGCGAAGAGCTTGTATTCGCCGCCATTTACCAAGCGAGACCTGTCCGCGCCGTTGCCGGAACTATAACAATCCGTAATGTCCCGCAGGCTTGACCAAGACACAGGGTGGGCTATCCCAGCGAAGGGAGCAACTGAAAGCAACACAAATGCGCGTTCTTGTGGTCGAGGATCATACCGAAACGGCGGAATATATCTCTTCCAGCCTGCGCGCGCAGGGGCACCTGGTCGATCACTGCGATAATGGCCGCGAAGGCTTCCTGGCAGCGCTGGACAACAATTACGATGTGATGATTTTCGACCGTATGCTGCCGGGTCTGGACGGGCTGACACTGATCAAATCGGTGCGCGGCGCAGGGGTAAAAACACCGATCCTGATCCTGTCAGCGATGGACGGCATCGACGACCGGGTCGAAGGGCTGGAGGCAGGATCGGACGATTATCTGGTCAAGCCGTTCTCGTTTCAGGAATTGTCTGCGCGGCTGGCGGCCCTGACCCGCAGACCCCCCCTGAAGACCGAGGAAACCGTCCTGCAGGTGGCCGATCTGGAAATGAACCTGATCCGTCGCACGGTCACGCGGGCGGGCCAGTCGCTGGACCTCCAACCCCGCGAATTCAGCCTGCTGGAATATCTGATGCGCAATGCCGGACGTGTGTTAACCCGCACCATGTTGCTGGAATCGGTCTGGGACTTTCACTTCGACCCCAAGACCAATGTCGTCGAGACCCATATCAGCCGCTTGCGTAACAAGGTCGACAGACCTTTCGACACCGAATTGATCCACACCGTCCGCGGCGCTGGCTACAGCCTGCATGGCTAGGCATACTGGCATATCGCGCTTCCTGCGCTCGACCTCGGCGCGCCTGTCACTGCGGTTCGCGGCGCTTTACGCAATCATTACCGCCTTGGTATTCGGGCTAAGCTATCACTTCGCGGATCGCGAGATCAGTGAATGGGTATCAGATCAACTGGCCGATGATGCGGCTGGTTTCGCAAGTCTCTATGAAAGCGATGGGCTGGAGGCGGTTCAGGCAAAGCTAGGAGGTTTTGCCGGCTTCAATTTCGAAGACTATCGGATCTACCTGCTTGAGGACGCCAATGGCACCGTTCTGGCCGGAAATGTCGATGCCATCGACGGAAAGGGCAGCGGCTATGTCCCCGTCGATGCAATTCACGCCGAAAAGCCACGCTATGAGGATGTTACCGGCTATCTGCTACATTCGGTGCAACTCGGCCCGAACCGGCTGACCTTGGGCACAAGCACCTATTTTCTTGAAGAGCTGCGCGAGGTTCTCGAGCGCGGATTCGTTGCGGGCTTCATCCTCTTGCTGCTTGCTGGTTTGCTTGCGGGGATCATTGTAGGTCGCAGAACCGAACAACGGCTGACCCAGATTTCAACGACATTGAAGTCGGTGGCGATGGGCCAATTGGAACGTCGCGTCCCCACCACTGGAACCGACAGCGATGATCTTGCCCGCATGGCAGATGAAATCAACCGGACCATCGCCCAACTTCAGAAGATGGTCGACAGCCAGAAGCAGATATCAGCAGATATTGCCCATGATCTTCGCACCCCGATGCAGCGTCTGAGGCAGCGGTTGGATGTGCTGCTGAATGCGCCCGATCTGACGCGTGAGAACAGGGAGGTCGCGGAACAGGCCGTCGAGATTGCCGACGATCTGATCGAGATATTCCATGCTCTGCTGAGGATCGCGCAGATCGAAGCCGGTCAGCGTTCAGTTCGGTTCGCCGCAACCCCGCTGGCTCCGATCCTCGCCCGGATCGAGGACGCCTATGGCCCCGTCGCCGAGGAGAACGATCAGACGCTGGTGTTTGGCATTGAGGATCAGGACGCAATGGTTTTGGGCGATCAGCACCTGTTAACCCAAATGATCGCAAATCTCGTTGAAAACGCCCTGCGCCACAGCCCTCCGGGAACGCGAATTGAGGTGACACTGGCAAGGTCAGATAACAGCGTTCTGCTTAAGGTTTCAGATAATGGACCGGGCATCCCAGCGGAAGAGCGGGACAAGGTCTTCCGCCGCTTTTACCGCCTTGAGAAAAGCCGAACCACTCCGGGCAACGGCTTGGGCCTTAGCATGGTCAGAGCGATCGCGGAACTACACAGCGCAGAGGTAACAATGAGCGATAACAATCCGGGCCTGCGCGTTCTGCTGCGTTTCCAGCAAGGCAGCACCGCGAGGAGCTTAGCCTAGACGATACAGCCTGCGAGATCTTGTAAGCGCCACACGAACAAACCCGCAACAAAACAGTTTGACATTCGAGCCTCTCTTGACTCATAACTCAAGGATCGAAGACGAGCGCCCGGAGAACAGACGTCTCTCAGGTCCTCATCAGGTCAAACCCTCCACACCTCCCCCCTGCCATGGTTCCTCCCCGACGCGATCTGTATTCGGGGGGGCGCAGCGCGGCATTTCGCTAGCGACATGGATTCTCACCGGGGAATCCAGGCGGAAGCCACCTGCCGCGCGACCTTGGGGAAAACGAATCATTATCAAAGGCTTGCCGAATCGCGACCTTGGCGTGCTGGATTCTTTTGCGGAATCCAGGGAATCCAGTTTGTGGAAGCCACCACGCCGGAAGTCAGCCAGCGGAAGCCACCTGCCGGGAAGCTGTTGAATCCACGCATGGATTTCCGATTGACAAAGCTGCCCTCCTTGACCTACCCCTTGAGCATCGAAGAATAGCGCCCGGAGGAATCCCCTCGCGGGCGCTTTCGTTTTTTCACCACATCGCGGATCCCGATTCTGACGCTGCCTTCCCGGGTCGCGCGCGTCGGCATGTCCGCCCTGCCCCAGACGAGACCCACCCCATGGACCTGGTGTTCACGCCGAGCCAGATCGAGACTTGGCCTCTCGACCGGCTGCGGCCCTATGCCCGCAATGCCAAGATCCACGGCACCGACCAGGTGGCGAAGATCGCCGCCAGCATGGCGAAGTTCGGCTGGACGGTGCCCTGCATGGTCGCGGACGATGGCGAGTTGATCGCCGGGCATGGCCGGGTGCTGGCGGCAACCATGCTGGGGTTGACCGAGGCGCCGGTGATCCGGCTCGGCCATCTCGACGAGGCTGAGCGTCGGGCGTACCGCATCGCAGACAACAAGCTGACCGAGCTCGGCAAATGGGACGAGGCCCTGCTGCGCGACGAGATCGCGGGGCTGCTGGCCGAGGATTTCGACCCGACGCTGCTGGGGATCACCGACGAGGATCTGGACGCCCTGCTGCGCGATCCGGATCAGGTGGAAGGTGCAGCTGTCGAGGGCGAGGACGACATTCCCGAGGCACCGGTCACGCCGGTATCGGTCGCGGGCGACCTGTGGCAGCTCGGATCGCACCGGCTGATCTGCGGCGACAGCACGTCTGCCGATGTGGTCGGGCGGCTGCTGGGCGAGGTGAAGCCTCTGCTGATGGTCACAGACCCGCCCTATGGCGTGGAATATGACCCGTCCTGGCGCAACCAGGCGGGGGCGGCCAAGACCCGCCGCACGGGCAAGGTGCTGAACGACGACCGCGCCGATTGGCGCGAGGCATGGGCGCTGTTCCCCGGCGATGTCGCCTATGTCTGGCATGGTGCGCTGCATGCGGCGACCGTGGCCGACAGCCTGGTGGTCGCGGGCTTCGCCATCCGGTCACAGATCATCTGGGCCAAGGACCGGCTGGTCCTCAGCCGCGGCGATTACCACTGGCAGCACGAACCCTGCTGGTATGCGGTGCGGGCCAAGGGCAAGGGCCACTGGGCGGGCGACCGCAAGCAGACGACGCTGTGGCAGATTTCCGGCAAGGACCAGGATGCCGACACGGTTCACGGCACGCAGAAGCCGGTGGAATGCATGCGCCGCCCGATCCTGAACAATTCCAGCCCCCGTCAGGCGGTCTATGAGCCCTTCATGGGCTCCGGCACCACGCTGATCGCAGCGGAAACCACCGGCCGGGTGTGCTTCGGGGTCGAGTTGAACCCGGCCTATGTCGATGTCGCCGTCGAGCGCTGGCAGTCCTTCACCGGCGAGGACGCCGTGCTGGCGGAGACCGGCGAGAGTTTCACCGCCCTCAAGGCCAGGCGGCTCGCGGCATGAATGCGCCCCTCCTGCCCGGCCGGATCGAGCACTGGCCACTTGCGCGCCTCCGGCCCTATGCCCGGAATGCCAAGTCCCATGACGCCAATCAGGTGGCGAAGATCGCCGCCAGCATGGCCGAGTTCGGCTGGACCGTGCCCTGCCTCGTCGCCGCCGATGGCGAGCTGATCGCAGGCCACGGCCGCGTCCTGGCCGCCGCGCAGCTGGGTTTGGCCGAGGCACCCGTCATCATGCTGGGGCATCTGAGCGAGGCGCAGCGCCGGGCCTATCGGATCGCCGACAACAAGCTGACCGAATTGGGCGGGTGGGACGAGGCGCTGCTGCTCGAGGAACTGCGTGGGCTGCTGGCCGAGGATTTCGACCTCGGGTTGATCGGGATCGCCGAGGACGAGTTGGACGCACTGTTGCACGATGCCGACAACGACCGCGCGCCCATCGATGATGACGCGACCGACACCCTCCCGGAGGTCCCGTCCGAGCCGATCACCCAGGCAGGCGACATTTGGACGCTGGGCGATCACCGCCTGATTTGCGGTGATGCAACCGACCCGTCCGTGGTGTCGCGGCTGATGGACGGCGCGCAGGCCTCGCTCCTCTTCACCTCGCCACCCTATGCCCAACAGCGCGAGTATGGCGCGGCGAAGGAAAAACTCGGCGATTGGGATGCTCTGATGCAGGGCGTCTTCGCCGCGGCGCCCGTCACCGCCGATGCCCAGCTGCTGGTCAATCTCGGCCTCGTGCATCGTGACGGCGAATGGATCCCTTATTGGGAGGGCTGGGTCAACTGGATGCGCGCGCAGGGCTGGCGGCGGTTCGGCTGGTATGTCTGGGATCAGGGCCCGGGCTTGCCGGGCGACTGGAACGGCCGCCTCGCGCCCTCGCACGAGTTCATCTTCCATTTCAACCGCGCGCCGCGCAAACCGCACAAGACCGTCCCGTCGAAGCATGCAGGCGAGACCTTGGGCGGCGGCGGGCTGCGCGGCGCCGACGGCACAGTCCACGCCAAGCGAGGGGCCGGCAACGCGATCCAGAGCCACCGCATCCCCGATTCTGTGCTCCGCATCATGCGCCACAAGGGCGGGCTGGGGGCAGCGGGATCGCACCCGGCGGTGTTCCCGGTGGCGCTGGTCGAGGCGGTGCTCGGGGCCTTCAGCGATCCGGGCGATCTGATTTTCGAGCCGTTCTGCGGCTCCGGCACGCAGCTGGTCGCGGCCGAACGCACCGGCCGACGCTGCTTCGCCATGGAACTGGACCCGGCCTATTGCGACGTCGCCGTGCGGCGCTGGGAGATGGCGACCGGGAAGAAAGCAGTGTTAGAAGGGAAATGAACGACCGCCTCAAGACGGAACGGTAGGGAACGAATGATTACCGCTGAAGCTGCCAAGAATCTCGGCATGGAGGAAGACGACGTCCGGAAGGTCGTCGATGAGGTGATGCTTTTGCTTCACAAGGGCATCGTTGAAAGCCGGGCCGAGGGTCAACAAGACTACATTGGCGGTACGCTGTACTATGAAATCGGTCCTCAAGCCTTTTATCACCTGCTCGGATTCCTTGACGAATTCTCGGGGAGCTACGACTGGGAAAGAGGCATTGCGACCGAGTACCTGCTCCGTTTGGGGCGTCGTTCAGATTGGACCCCGTATTTTCACCAAGTTCAGGGGTGGAATTATGGTTCGCCGAACGAAAAAGAATGATGTGCTTGGCGGAGCGATGCTTCAAGCGCAGGAATGAGGCACGCACCGCTGCCCAGACGATTGCGCGATGGGCAAGGCTGTGGGCTGCGGTTCGTGCAGAAGCTGGCGTCTGTTGATCAGACGCCAGCGGCGAGGGAGTACACCGTTCCCCTGCCCTCGACCTTCTCCGAGGCGATGGGCAGGCCCAGCTTCTTCTTCAGCGACCCGGAGATCATTCCACGCACGCTGTGTGCCTGCCACGAAGTCGCCTCGACCATCTCGGCGACGGTGGCGCCGTCGGGGCGCTGAAGCATGGCGATGATCTGCGCCTGCTTCGTGCCCACACGGATAGCGACGGGTTTCATGGTGTCGGCGGCGTCGAGCGTCGGCGCTGGTTTCGGTGTCGGCTTTGTATTCTGCGCGCCAGCAACGGCGCTGGCCACCGCTGGCTCGATCCCGATGGCCAGCAGGCCCGCCTCGGTGACCACCAGCGTGGTGCCATGACCATCGCCGGTCTCGCGCCAGAGCGGCTCGCCCCGGTGCAGGTTGGCATCGACCTCCTGCAGCCAGCCGTGGCCGATCATCCTCGTGACGGCCATCTTCGCCGCCGCCCCGGCCAGCCCCTTGGGCAGCGGCAGGGCGATGTTGTCAGGGCGCTGGGCCCCGGCGCTGAGGATGATGGTCTGGGTTTCGGTGAGTTTCGTCATGGCGGGTTCCTGTTACTGGTCGTGGCTGGCAAGGAAGGCCGCGATGCGCGACAGCAGGTCGTTGTGGCCATCCGCATCGGCCCCAAGGATCATGTCGCCATCGTCGTCGGTTTCCAGATCGGCGATCTCACGCAGCAGGGCGATGGCATCATCGCAGGCGGCGAGGCGCTCGGCCTCCCATGCGGCGGTGATGGCGTCCTGTTCGATCTGGTGGCGCTGGGCGGGGTCAAGCGGCATGTTCGCCCTCCTTGAAGGCAGAGTCGGTGATCCGGCGCAGCAGGCTGGCGTAATGCTCCAGCGTGCCGACATCGCCCGAGTTCACCTCCTCGGGGCTCAAGTTGAAATGGTCGGCGCTGAGCGCCTGCAGACGCGCCAGCATGGCGTCGATCTCGGCTTTCCGTCCGACGAAGGCGGCAAGGGCCTTTGTGTTATCGGTGGCGCGGCGGTTGCTCATCGGCCTGCCTCAGATCAGCTGCAGATCGGCCAGCACGGCGCTGGCGGCGGCCAGCTGTGCGGTCGGCAGTTCGATCTTGAGATGCGAGATCACGTCCGAGGCGTCGGCCTTGATGCCGTGCCCGCGCAGTTCCGCCTCGATCGCCTCGGCGATGGCGTTCTTGCGGCCGGGATCGAAGCGCGCCGGCAGGGCGGCGTAATCGAGGCGGATGGTGGTGATGGCCATGGTCATGAAGAGGCTCCGGGGGTTGAAGTGCATCGTTTCCGTACCATTGGAATCGCTCTTGCGCGGAGTGTAATCAACCAAAATCATGCATTATTTCCGTTTATTTGCAATCAGTTGAGACTTTCGGAGCCGCCATGAAAGGTATGAGCGAGCGGGAGTATTCCGCCCATTCCGGTCTGTCGCGCGGGGCGATCCAGAAGGCGCGCAGAGCCAGTCGGCTGGTGGTGTACGACGATGGCTCGATCAACGCGGCGGCGTCCGATGTGCGGCGGGCGGAGATGACCGATCCGGACCAGCAGCGGCGCAGCACCGGTGGCGATACCGCGTTTTCCGGCCCGGCCGACAGTTCGTCCTATCTGAAGGCCCGCACCGCGCTGACGGTCTACCAGGCGCAGGAAAAGCAGCTGGGGATCCAGAAGAAGAAGGGCACGCTGGTGGATCGCGCCCGCGCCGAAACGCTGGTGTTCCGCCTCGCGCGGCAGGAACGCGATGTCTGGGTGACCTGGCCTGCCCGGGTGGCGGCGCTGATGGCGGCCGAAGTGGCTGCGGAGGTGGAAAAGCAAACGGCCAAGCCGGTGATCATCGAGGCCGCGATCCTGCAGAGGGTGCTGGAAACCCATGTCAGAGCGCAACTCGACGCCCTCGCCGATCTCAGGGTCTCCCTCGGATAGCGATGACCTGACCGACGGCCTCGACCTCGGGTTTGACGGTGCCGAGGATCTGCTGCGGGTCTGGCGCAGCGGCATGCGCCCCGATCCGGACCTGACGGTGTCGGAATGGGCGGATCAGCATCGCTGGCTGTCGTCACGCGCCTCGGCCGAGCCGGGGCGGTATCGGACGGCGCGCACCCCCTATCTGCGCGGGATCATGGATGCGCTGTCGCCCCGCCATCCGGCGCAGCGGATCAGCTTCATGAAGGCGGCGCAGGTCGGGGCCACCGAGGCCGGCAACAACTGGATCGGCTTCGTCATCCACCATGCACCCGGCCCGATGCTGGCGGTGCTGCCGACGGTCGAGATGGCCAAGCGCACATCGCGCGGCCGTCTTGACCCGCTGATCGCGGAAAGCCCGGCTTTGCGCGCGCTCGTCAATCCGGCCCGCTCGCGCGACGCCGGCAACTCGATGCTGTCGAAGGAGTTTCAGGGCGGCATCCTGGTGCTGACCGGCGCCAACAGCGCCACCGGGTTGCGCTCGATGCCGGCGCGTTACGTCTTCATGGACGAGGTCGACGCCTATCCGGCCTCGGCTGACGAGGAGGGCGATCCGGTCACCCTGGCCGAGGCGCGGACCACCACCTTCGCGCATCGGCGCAAGGTGTTCATGGTCTCGACGCCCACGATCCGGGGGTTGTCGCGCATCGAACGCGAGTTCGAGGCATCTGACCAGCGCCGCTATTTCGTGCCCTGTCCGCATTGTGGGGCGATGCAATGGCTGCAGTTCGACCGGCTGCGCTGGGCGAAGGGAAAACCGGAAACCGCCGCCTATCATTGCGAGGGATGCGAACGCCCCATCGCCGAGCACCACAAGACGCAGATGCTGGAACGGGGCGAATGGCGGGCGACGGCAGTTGCGACCGATCCTAAGGCCATCGGCTTCCACCTCTCGGCGCTCTATTCGCCGCTCGGCTGGAAAAGTTGGGCGGACATCGCACGGGACTGGCTGGCGGCGCAGGGCTCCGAGGAGATGCTGCGCGCGGCGCGCAACACGCTTCTGGGCGAGACATGGGTGGAGTCGGGCGATGCGCCGGAATGGCAGCGGCTGGCGGATCGGCGGGAGGTGTGGAAGCCGGGCACGGTGCCCATGGCGGGGCTGTTCCTGACCGCAGGTGCGGACGTGCAGAAGGACCGGATCGAGGTCGATGTCTGGGCCTGGGGCCGGGGGCTGGAAAGCTGGCTCGTCGATCACATCGTCATTCCGGGCGGGCCGGATGATCCCACCTGCTGGGATCAGCTGACCGCGCTGTTGGGCCGCTCGTGGCAGCATGCCAATGGCGCTTTCATGACGGTGGCAAAACTCGGGATCGACACCGGCTACGAGGCGCCGACGGTCTATGCCTGGTCGCGCAGGGCCGGTTTCGAACAGGTCGCGCCGCTGAAGGGGCTGGAAGGCTTCAACCGCGCCACGCCGGTCTCGGGCCCGACCTTCGTCGACGCCACCATCGGCGGCAAACGTCTGCGCCGGGGCGCGCGGCTGTGGTCGGTAGCCACCGCCAGCTTCAAGGCCGAGACCTATCGCTACCTGCGGCTGGAACGGCCGAGCGATGAAGACCGGGCGCTGGGGGCGCTCGACGCCCCCGGCACGATCCACCTGCCCGACTGGATCGACAGCGAATGGCTGAAGCAACTGGTGGCCGAACAGCTGGTCACCATCCGCAACAAGCGCGGCTATTCCCATCAGGAATGGCAGAAGATGCGGGAACGCAACGAGGCGCTGGACTGCCGGGTCTATGCAAGGGCCGCCGCGTGGATCCTCGGCGCGGATCGCTGGGACGAGGCCACCTGGCGGCGGCTCGAAGCGCAGGCCGGGGTCGAAACCCGCATGCCTGCTGCCGTGCCATCTGATGCCACCACGCCGGAACCGGCCCAGCCAAAGGCCGGCACCCTGACCACGCCGCGCCGGAAACGGCGGGCTTACACCCCGAACTTCATGAGGGACTGATGGAACTGGACCGGATGCAGGCGCTGCTGACGGCGCTGCAGGAGGCGCGCTTCGCCGGGCTGCGCAGCGTGAGTTACGACGGCAAGACCGTGAGTTATGGCTCGGACGCCGAACTGGCGGCGGCGATCCGCGATCTGGAGGCGCGCATCGCAGCTGTCAGCGGCGCCCCTGCCCGGCGCCGTCGCTGGGGCACGGTCGCGACGAAGGGGCTGTAAGCCATGGTCTTCGACGCCTTCCGCCAGCGTCTTGGCGGCATCATCGGCGGGTTTGACGCCGCACAGTCGCAACGCCGCATGCGCGGCTTTCGCGCCAGCCGCGCCCATGTCAACACGCTGATCGCCGCCTCGGGCGAGACCATCACCGCCCGCGCCCGCTGGCTGGTCAGAAACAACGGCTATGCCGCGAATGCCGTCGATGCCTTCGCCAACCACGTCGTCGGCGACGGGATCAAGCCCTCGTCGAAGATCGCGGACGCAGGACAGAAGGAAGAACTTCAGAAGCTGTGGCTGGCCTGGACCGACGAGGCCGATGCCGAGGGGTTGACCGATTTCTACGGCATCCAGCGCCGGGCGGCGCGCGAGGTGTTTCTGGCCGGGGAGGTCTTCCTGCGCATCCGCACCCGCCGCCCCGAGGACGGCCTCACCGTACCGATGCAGCTGCAGATGCTGCCCTCGGAAATGCTGCCGATGCATATGAACCGCAGCCTGCCCGGCGCCGGTTCGATCCGGGCGGGCATCGAATTCGATGGCATCGGGCGGCGGGTGGCCTATCACTTCCTGCGCCGACACCCGGGCGACATGACCGATCCGGGACTGGCCGGGGAAACCGTCCGGGTTCCGGCCTCCGAGGTGATCCACATCCTCGATCCGGTCGAGGCGGGGCAGCTGCGCGGGGTGTCGCGCTTTGCCGCCGCCGTGGTGAAGCTCTTCACGCTGGACCTTTACGACGATGCGGAATTGGAGCGGAAGAAGACCGCGGCGATGTTTGCGATGTTCATCACCTCGCCCGCCCCGGAAACCGCCCTCGATCCGGCCGACGAGGACTTGGAGGTCGAACCCGGCCAGGTGGTGCGGCTCGACCCGGGCGAGGATGTCACCACGCCCGCCACCCCGGACTCGGGCAGCACTTATGAACCCTTCCAGTATCGCACGCTGTTGCAGATCGGCGCGGCGCTGGGTGTGCCCTATGGCTATCTCACCGGCGACACCGCCAAGGGGAACTTCTCGAACACCCGCATTGCGCTGATCGACTTCCGCCGCCGCATCTCGGCTTTCCAGCATTCGGTCATGGTCTATCAGCTCTGCCGGGCGGTCTGGACGCGCTGGCTGGACATGGCCGTGCTGGCAGGCGCCATCGAACTGCCAAGCTATGCCGCGGAGCGGCGGCAATACCTCGCCTGCGACTGGTTGCCCACCAAGTGGGACTGGATCGACCCGGCCAAGGACGCCTCGGCTGAGATCCTGCAGATCGAGGCGGGCCTGAAGTCCCGGACTCAGGCCATCGCCGAGCGCGGCTTTGACGCCGAACAGGTCGACCGGGAAATCGCCGCCGAGCGCCAGCGCGAAGCAGAAATGGGGCTGGACTTCCGGCGGCCGGGGTCGCCCGCGCAGGCAGCGGGGAGCGACGACACCGAGGACCAGCAGGCCGACGCGCAGGACAATGACACTCAGGACGATGAGGGCGAGGACCGGAAACCCCCGCGTCCGGAGGAGGGATGATGCATCACATGCAAATCGCCCAGCGGGTGTTCAACACACCCCTGATGGTCGATCCCGCCAAGGCGCTGGCCTTCATCACCGGCCTTGGTCCCCGGATCACCGGACAGGACATCACTTTCCAAGGGCTAGAAGTGGAAGCAGCGGATCCGAATGCGGCTGCCCTGCCCGCTCGATCCTCGCTGTTCGGTGACGACCTCGCCCGCCGCCAGGCGCAGTGCGGCGGCCAGCCCTTCGCCGTCGTCAACGGCATCGCGGTGATCGAGATCGCCGGCACGCTGGTCCACCGCGGCACCTGGATCGGGCAGTCCTCGGGGCTCACCTCCTATGAGGGCATCGCCGCGCAGCTGCAGGCAGCGCTTTCCGATCCGGCCATCCGCGGCATTGCGCTGGACATCGACAGTTTCGGCGGCGAGGTGGCCGGCGCCTTCGATCTGGCCGACCGCATCCGCGCGGCGCGTCAGGTCAAACCCGTGCAGGCCTTCGTCGCCGATCATGCCTTGTCTGCCGGTTATGCGCTGGCCTCGCAGGCCGATCGCATCATCCTGCCCCGCACCGGCACGGTGGGCAGCATCGGCGTGGTGGCCATGCACAGTGACATGAGCGGGGCACTGGACAGACAGGGCATTGCCGTCACCCTGATCCATGCCGGCGCCCGCAAGGTGGATGCCAATCCGTACCAGCCGCTGCCGGAGTCTGTGCACGCCCGGATCGCGGGCGAGCTCGAGGATCTGCGCCAGCTCTTCGCCGAAACCGTCGCCGAAGGTCGGGGCCAGCGCCTCGACACCCTGAGCGCGCTTGGCACCGAGGCGGCCGTGTTCCGGGGCGAGGCGGCAGTCTTTGCCGGTCTCGCCGACGAGGTCGCCGATCCGGTCACCGCCTTCCGTGCCTTCGCCGCCGCACCCCGCGGCACATCCACCCCCAGAGGAAAGGGCTTCCTGATGACCACTACTCCCGAAGACCATGCCGCACCAACCGCTGCGCCTGCTGCAGATTCCGCGCCGGCTGCGAACCCAGCGCCGGAACCGGAACCTGCAGTCACCCCGCCGCAGGAGGAAGCGGCACTCTCGCCCGAAGCCATCCGCGCCGAAGCGGCCGAGGTTGCGCAAGTCTGCGCGCAGGCCGCCCGGCTCGGCGTCAGCATCGACGCCGCCGATGCCCTGACGCGCGGCATCAAGCCCGAGGCCCTGCGTGCGAAGGTCCTGGCCGATCTCGCCGCCCGCAGCGATGCCGCCGGCATCATCGCCACCGCCCCGGCCGTAACGGCGAAGGAAAGCCCGATCGTCGCCGCTGCCCGCAAATCCGCCGCCTCGCGCTGATCCCGGCGCATCCCCTCCCCCGACACTCCGGAGCCTGAACCATGCCCGTCCTGACGCAACCGCCCTCGATGGGCGATGTCCTCAAATACGAGCTGAACCCGAACTACAGCCGCGAAGTGGTGACACTGCTCGCGGGCACGGCCTACCCCACCGGCGCGGTGCTGGGGCAGATCACCGCCAGCGGCAAATACACAATCTCACCCGCCACCGGCTCGGACGGGGCCGAGACTGCCGCTGCGGTGCTGCTTTACGCCACCGATGCCGCAGCGGCCGACGCTACCGGCATCGTGGTGGCCCGGGGCCCCGCCATCGTCTCGCGCGCAGGCCTCGTCTTCGACGCCAGCGTCGATGACGCCACCAAGACTGCCGCCAAGATCGCCGAACTGGTCACCGTCGGCATCGTCACCCGTGACGGCGCCTGACGCGTCACATCGACAGTCCTCCCCCATCATCCCCGGAGTCCTCCCATGACCATCACCCGCAATCCTTTTGACGCCGGCGGCTATTCGCTGGCCGAGATGACGCAGGCCATCAATATCCTGCCCGATCTCCATACCCGCCTCGGCCAGCTCGGGCTGTTCCGCTTCGAAGGCGTCAGCCAGCGCTCGGTGATCATCGAGCAATATGAGGGTGTGCTGAGCCTGCTGCCCTCGGTCCCAATGGGTGGTCCCGCCACCGTCGGCACCCGCGAGGGCCGGTCCATGCGCAGCTTCGCCCTGCCATGGATCCCGCATGATGATGTGATCCTGCCCGCCGATATCCAGGGAGTTCCGGCGCTCGGGGTCTCGGATGCGGCCGATCCGCTGGTTGGCGTCATGAGCCGCAAGCTGATGCTGATGCGCCGCAAGCATGCCCAGACCCGCGAATACATGGAGATGAACGCGCTGCGCGGCATCGTGAAGGACGGGGCGGGCGCGGCCCTCTACAATTACTTCACCGAATTCGGGCTGACCCAGATTTCCGTGGATTTCCTGCTGGGCACCGCCGGCACCAATGTGCAGGCCAAGGTTCGCGAGGTCTTGCGCGCCATCGAGGACAACCTGCTCGGCGAGGCAATGACCGGCGTGCATGCGCTGGTCAGCCGCGAGTTCTTCGACAAGCTGATCGGCCATGCCAAGGTCGAGGAAGCCTACAAGTTCTACGCCGCGACCGGCGCCCAGCCCTTGCGCGAGGACATGCGCCGCAACTTCCCCTTCGCGGGCATCCTGTTCGAGGAATATTCCGGCGCGGTCACGCTATCGACCAAAGCCACCGAACGGCTGGTGCCCGCAGGCGAAGGCATTGCCTTTCCCTTGGGCACCATGGACACCTTCACCACCTATGGCGGCCCGGCGAACCTCTTGGAAACCGCCAATACCATCGGCCTGCCGCTCTATGCCCGCCAGCATCTCGACGAGAAGGGCCGCTGGATCGACCTGATGACCGAGGCCTCGATCCTGCCGGTCAACAAGCGGCCCCGACTGGCGATCCGGATCCACAGCTCGAACTGACGAGCCCTTCCATGTCCGCCTTCGCCAACGCCATGGACCGCATCTTCAACCATGCCGCCATGGCGGTGCCGGCGCTGTGGATCTCGGCCAGCACCTCCGAGGAGCGCACGATCCGCATCATCGCCCGCGCCCCGGACCGCGTCACCGAGTTCGGCGCCGGCCGCTTTGTCAGTGATACCACCATGGTGGACGTCCGCGTGGCCGATCTGCCGGCCCCGCGCCCCGGCGATCTGATCGTCATCGGCGCGGACAGCCATGTTATCCAAGGGGAACCCCTGCGCGACCGCGAGCGGCTGATCTGGACGCTGGACCTGAGGCCGGCATGAAAATCAGCCTGTCCGTCACGGATATCGCCAAGCTGATGCAGGCGGAGATCGCCGCCGGCGAAAAGGCCGTGTCAACCGCAATCAGGGATGCCGGCACCGGCCTCAAGACAGCATGGCGCGGCCAGATCACCGGCGCAGGTCTTGGGGCGCGGCTTGCCCGCACCATTCGCTCGCAGAACTATCCTGCCGGCAACAACAGCCTGAACGCCGCCGCGCTGGTCTGGTCGAAAGCTCCGGCGATCATCGGCGCGCATGACACCGGCCCCCTGATCCGGTCCAGGGGCGGGCTGTGGCTGGTGATCCCGACCGATGCGGCCGGCAGGGGCCGAGGCGGCAAGCGCCCGACCCCGCGTGAATGGGAGGCCAGGACCGGGCTGAAACTGCGCTTCATCCCACGTCGCACCGGGCCCAGCCTGCTGGTCGCCGAGGGCCGGCTGAACGCCAAGGGGCGCGCCGTGGCGTCCCGGTCCAGGACCGGCCGCGGGCTGACCACCGTGCCGATCTTTCTCATGGTCAGGCAGGTCAGACTGCGCAAGCGGCTGGACTTGGCAAGGGATAGCGATCGGGCGCATTCTGCCTTGCCGGGGTTAATTGTGAGACAGTGGGCGAAAGGTGGTATGCAACCATCGGAATAAGCCGATAAAAAACAGACTTTGGCAACAAGCGAAGTGGTGTAGACTGGCCATTGATGACGGAACGCTGAAAGGACAACTGGATGGCGATGCAACCAATTGCAGACGTTGCCGCATCGCTGGGAGACAGCTTCGATGCTGCCAAGGTTCAGTCCATCGCACGGGAGAGCAAGCTTCACATTGAAGTGGTTGAAGGTGTTGAAACCGTTGACTTAGAGGCCATTCGGGCAATCTTGAAGCTTCAAGCCATTGAGCCGCGCCTCGATAGCCTTGAGCAAGCGGCCAAAGGACTGGTTGTCAATGCTCCGCCTTCAACCAATGGCTGGATAATCCCCGCAATTTCGGCATTGTTCGCAGCCATGGCCGCCGGTGGCGCACTTTGGGCCGCCAACACGGCGAGTGAACAAGCCGCTGAGAATACTCGCGCCCTGAAGGCGACTAGCGGTTTTGCTGCTCTGGAGCAGTTCATCGACGGGCTTGAAGCGAAGGCTGGCGGGCCAGACGCGAACAAAGTCCTAGAAATCCGTTTGTGGCTTGCCAAGAAGATGAACGATGAGGGCGTCGTTGCAGATGGAATGTGGGTTGGCCTTCTCAATGAGCTCTGCCCCAAAGGAAAAGATTCGGACCCAGAGTTTCTCAAAACGGAATGTGCCTCGCTAGGATCAAATCAAACCACGACCGGTCAAAGTCAGTCCGGAACAGTCAGCAATAGCGGAGGATAGCCGATGAATCGATCAAATCAGCGCATCATTGCGACGACCATTGCGGCAATCGCGATATCCATCACGTCCGTGAGCGCCCAAGAAACGTCAATGCGCGATATCTTCGATGCGGGTCCACCGGAAGTCCGCAGGCTTATTCCAAACCTGCCAAGCGAGCTTGGGAACGGGGCTTCGCTACTGATGAAAGCCAACGCACACGTCCAGGATGCGCTGGCTATATGGCTGGCGCAGGAGCCTGATTTTGATCAGTTCCAGGCCAATCTGAGCGAGGCGAAAAATCTTTACTCCGGTGGCGCAGAGCAGATTTCGAAAGTTTCTGTCCCCGATGGAATCAAGCTTTCAGACACTGCGTTGGACGCGTTGATTGCCAAAGGCTATCAAAACATCGAGACAAGCGATCAAGTCCTCGATGAACTGGTAGAGCTTGGGAACGAAGCCTCTGAGCTTATCAAAAAGATGGAGGGCGGAGCGGGCAGTAAGTCTGATGTTGGGAGGCTGATAGAAATTGTTTGCCAACTGGATATGTTCGTTGGGATACTGTCCGGTGCAGTTGCCGCTGTGGCGTAGAAATCCAGATCATTGACAGCTTCGCACGGCAAAACGCTTTCAACTGGCGGATAATCACGCCCAACAAACTTGCTGTCCATTTATGCCCACCACCTATGAAACCATCCTCGCCGCGCTTCACGCGCGGCTGCAGCCGCTTGCCGCCGTTACCCTGCGCGATGAGGTGCTGCCCGAGCGGATCCCCGCGGCTGGGCTGATCATCCTGCGCGATGGCCAGCCGGGCGAGCCGGAGGTAACGCTCTCGCCATTGCGCTATCACTACCAGCACCGCGCCGAGCTCGAGGTCGTCGTCCAAACTGGCAACGGCCGGGCCAGCGCCTTCGACGGCCTGATCAGCACCATCGGAGCAGCGCTGGAAGCTGACCGGACGCTCGGCGGGCTCTGCGACTGGGTCGAACCGGAGGCCCCGGCCTCGGTCGATCTGGCCGTCGATGGCGCGGCGGCGCTGAAGGCGGCGGTGATCACCGTCGTGCTGCACTATACCACGACCGGGCCTCTGGCCTGAGGCTCTGGTCCTGCGGATTTCAGCAGGTGCCGTAATAGCCCCGTGAATAGCGGCAATATTCGGTCGCAACACCCGCCCGGATCATCACGGCGGCGATGTCACGGCCATCGGGCAGGAAGCATTGGGCGACGATGCGGTCGTAGCGGTCGATGTCGCGCTGGCTGCAGTGCAGGCTTCTGCCCAAAACCAACTGCCGCATCGCCGCAGTAGCATCAGATCCACCCTGCCGGTTCCATTCCTGCGCGTCCAGACCCCAGACCCGGATCCGGCGGCTCTCGCCCTGAAGCGCAAAGGTATCGCCGTCGATCACCCTGCTGACGTTACCAGAAAACGCTGTTGAGCCCTGCGGGACATCGGCCTGTTGCGGCGGTGGCGGCGCACAACCGGACAGGATGACGGCAAGGACAGCAGTCCGAAGAAACGAGAATGACTTCATGCGCCGGGAATGCCCTCGGGCAGAGCCCGATATCAAGCTTCATCCCGGCAATCCGTCGAATGAAAGGAATCCCCCATGGCACGCGCCCAAGGTGCGCGGTCGCAACTCGCGGTCGCGTTCGAGACTGTCTACGGCACCGCGCCGGCCAGCGGTTACACCCGCCTGCCCTTCGCGTCCTCGACGCTGAGCGCTGAGCAGCCGCTGCTCTCGTCGGAACTGCTGGGCTATGGCCGCGATCCGCTGGCGCCGGTCAAGGATGCGATCACCGCGGATGGCGATCTGACCATCCCCATCGATGCCGAGGCGTTCGGCTTCTGGCTCAAGGCCGCGTTCGGGGCGCCGGTCACGACCGGAACTGCGCCGGGGCCCTACACGCATGAATTCCGCTCGGGCGGCTGGACGCTGCCCAGCATGGCGGTTGAGGTCGCCATGCCGGAAATCCCGCGCTTTGCCATGTATTCGGGCGTCATGGTCAACCAGCTCAGTTGGACCATGCAGCGTTCCGGCCTGTTGACCGCCAGCGCCCAGCTTGTGGCGCAGGGCGAGACCGTCGTCAGCACCTCGCAGGCCGGCACGCTGGCTGATCTGGACCTGATCCGCTTCGGGCATTTCAACGGCGCCATCACGCGCAATGGCACAGCACTGGGCAATGTGATCTCGGCCCAGATCACCTATGCCAACAATCTCGACCGGATCGAGACCATTCGTGCCGACGGCATGATCGACGGTGCGGACCCGTCCATCGCCGCGCTGACCGGCCAGATCGAGCTGCGCTTTGCCGATATGGTGCTGATGAACCAGGCCATCGCCGGCGGGCCGTGCGAATTGGAATTCGCATACACCCTGACCAGCGGCGAAAGCCTGACCTTCACCGCACATGCCGTCTATCTGCCGCGCCCCCGCGTCGAGATCAGCGGGCCGCAAGGCATTCAGGCCAGCTTCGACTGGCAGGCGGCGAAGGCCGCCAGCCCGGCGCGCATGGCAACCATCACCCTTGTCAACAACACCGAGGAATATTGAACCATGATCCGACTTAACATGACCACCGAGCCGCGCTGGATCGATCTGCTGCCGGGGCTGATGATCCGGGTCGCCCCGATCACCACATCCATCATGGCCGCCGCGCGCTCCGATGTCTCCCTCGATACCCTCGACGCGGATGCGCCGAAGGAAGTGCTGGCCGTGGCCATGGCGCAGGCCGTCGCCAGAATGGTGATTACCGAATGGTCGGGCGTCGGCGACGCCGAGGGCATCGACCTTCCGGTGACGCCCGAAGGCATCGACGCGCTCTTGAACATCTGGCCGGTGTTCGAGGCATTCCAGGAAAAGGTTCTGGGCCCCTATCTGGTGCTGGATGCGGAAAAAAACGGCTCCGCGCCCTCGCCGAATGGCATTTCGGCGGGGGCGAGCGATATTGCGCAGCCTGCCCCGGACACTGCCCCGACTGCCCTGCCCGGCTGAACAGTCCCGAAACGCAAGAGGGCTGGCAGGTCTGGGATCTGGCCGGGCGGCTGAGCGGGCAGGTCCGGGCGATCCCCGGCGCGGTTCTCGGCTGGGACATGGGCGCGGCGCTGGAAATGGGCCGCGCCCTTGGCATTGCACCGCTCGCGGTCGTGGAACTGCTGCCGGTGATCGAGGCGGAAATGATCCGCAGGACAAACCAGAAGATCGAGGAAGGCAGAGGCGATGGCCGAGAAGAAAGTTTCCGTTCGTCTCGTCGCTGAGAACGGACGCCAGGTCCGCGCGGAACTGGAAGGCGTCGGCCATGCGGGTGCAGAGAGCTTCAAGCGCATGTCGGCCGAGGTGGATCACGCAGGCATCATGCTGCGGCGTTTGGCAGGCATTGCCGCCGGCGCGCTCAGCATTCGGCAGGTGGCGCAATATGCCGATACATGGACGGATCTGCGCTCGCGCGTCGATCTGGCGACCGGGTCGCAGGAGAAGGGCGCCGCCGTCATGGACCGGCTCGCGCAGATGGCGCGGCGCACCTATTCGGGAATCGAGCAGACGACCGAAAGCTGGCTCTCGAACGCCACCGCCCTGCGCGAACTCGGACTTTCCACCGCCGAGAGCCTCGATTTCACCGAGGCGCTGAACAACGCCATGGTGGTCTCGGGCGCAAAGGCCGAGCGCGCGGCCTCGGTCCAGAACGCGCTCTCGAAGGCGATGGCGCTGGGCAGCCTGTCTGGCGATAACCTGAACACGGTGATCCAGACCGGCGGCCGGGTGGCCGAACTGCTGGCTGCGGAACTCGGCACCACAGTTTCCGGCCTGCGGGTGATGGGAACGCAGGGCGCGATCACCGGCGAGGTGATCCGCACCGCGCTGGTCGGCAATCTGGAGCTGCTGCGCGAGGAAGCGGACTCCATGCCGGCCACCATCGGCGACGCGTTCACGCTGATCGGCAATGCGGCGCTGCAACTGGTTGGCAGCTGGGATCAGCTTCTGGGTGCCTCCTCCACCGTCGCCTCTGTGCTGATCCTTGTCGCGGACAATATCGAACGCCTCGCCTCGCTCGCGATTGCCTTCGCCGGCTTCATGGCCGGGCGCTGGGTGGCGGCTTTTGTCGCCGCCCGTGTCGCGACCTTCTCGCTGTCCACGGCGCTGACCGTGCTGCGGGGGGCGCTGATCCGCACCGGCATCGGCGCGCTGATCGTCGCGGCGGGCGAGCTGATCTACCAGTTTTCCTCGCTGGTCAAATCAGTCGGCGGCATCGGCACGGCGTTCAAGCTGCTAGGCGATGTCGCAAAGGAGGTCGGCCAGCGCATCGTCCTGGCCTTCCAGGCATCGTTCGCGCTGCTCAATGCGGCCTGGGATGGCTATCGCGCCTATGTGTTCACGGTGCTCGACCTGATCGTGACCGGGGGCGTCACCGCCGTGGACCGATATGTTGCGGTCTGGCACGGCGGGTTTGAGGCGATCAAGGCGATCTGGGCATTGCTGCCGGATGCCATTGGCGATCTGGCGTTCAAGGCGGCGAACGGGTTAATCGCCGGGGTCGAGGCGATGCTGAACGGCGTCGTCACCCGCATCAATAGTTTCATCTCCGGCATCAACGCCGCCCTCGCCATGCTGCCCGAATGGGCTGTCGGCGAAGGCGGAGCGCAGATCGGAACCTTGGACCCGTTCAACATCGGCCGCATCGACAACCCGTTCGAGGGATCCGCATCTGATGCAGGGAGCGCCGCGGCAGGCGCATTCGCCGATGCCTGGGACCGGAGCTACATCAAGCCCCCCGACCTGTTCGGTGATCTTGCCGATCAGGCGGCCGCGGCAGCGTCTGCACATCTCGACGCCGCGCAGGCACTGGGCGCGGCGGCGGTTGCGCCGCTGGAAAGCTGGCAGGCGCTGAAGGATGCGGTCACCGCCTCAGGCGAGGATGGCGCGAACGCGCTGGACGATGCGGCTGGCGCGGCCGAGCGGGTTGCCGGTGCCATGGATCGCGCCGGTGGCGCCGCAGGCCGGGCCGGTGCGGCTGGCAAGAAAGCCGGTGAAGACACTACAAACGGCGCGGAACAGGCGAAACAGGGCTGGGACGCGGTGGTGGCCTCGCTCTCCGACTATGCGGAAAAGGCCCGCAGCATTGGTGGCGATATCGGCAACGCGCTGGTCGGGGCCTTCCAGAGCGCCGAGAATGCGGTCGGCGATTTCGTCAAGGCCGGCAAGCTGAACTTCCGCGACCTCGTGACCTCGATGCTGGCCGACATGGCGAAGCTCGGCGCGCGCCGCTTCCTGCTCGGGCCGCTGGCCGGGATTCTGTCGGGCGTCATGCCGGGGCTGAATGTGCCGATCCTCCATGCCGGCGGCATGGTCGGCGGTGCAGCGCCATCCCGCATGGTCTCGGCCATGGCCTTCGCCAATGCGCCCCGGATGCATTCCGGCGGCTGGGCGGGCCTGCGCTCGGACGAGGTGCCGGCAATCCTGCAGAAGGGCGAGCGGGTGCTCTCGCGCCGGGAGGTCGCCAGCGGCGCAGGTGGGGTCACCATCAACATCAACGCCCGCGATGCCGAGAGCTTCCGGCAGTCGCGGGCGCAGATTTCGGCAGATATCGCGCGGGCCGTCGCCATGGGAAGGAGGGGAATGTGAGAAGCCCGGCCTTTCGGGCCGGGCGCGGGCAGTTATGCGGGCGTGGTCAGTCGAGAACGTAGTCGTTTTCCGTGCGCACCTGCAGGCGACAATCGTCTTTGCCGTCGCGCCAGTATTCGCGCATCTCGACCCCCTCGCCCCAGACATGGCCCTTCATCGCGATATTGGTGAGCCGGGTCTTGAAAAAGCGTTCCCCGTTGACCTCGATCATGTCGGGAAGGGTGTCGGTGGCGCTGGTCATGGCGTGGTCTCCCTGGTGAGGCGATATCGCTTTCCTTGTCATCACCATCGCTCTGCAATCGCCCGGAATGAAGGTAAATCACCGCAATATCATTGCTTTATCGAAGGAGGCGCTTATGGCGTTTCACGAGGTCCGCTTCCCGGACAATATCAGCCGCGGCGCGCGTGGCGGCCCGGAACGGCGCACCAAGATCGTGGAACTGGCCTCGGGCGACGAGGAACGAAACGCAAGCTGGGCCAACTCGCGCCGCCGCTATGACATCTCCTATGGTATCCGCCGCGCCGATGATCTCGACGCGGTGGTGGCCTTCTTCGAGGCCCGCAACGGGCGGCTGCACGGCTTCCGCTTCAAGGACTGGGCTGATCACAAATCCTGCAAGCCGAGCGAGACGCCGAATGCTGCCGACCAGCTGATCGGGACGGGGGACGGCACACGCACCGCCTTCCAGCTGGTGAAGCGATACGCTTCCGGGTCGCAGACATGGGTCCGCACCATCACCAAGCCGGTGGCGGGCACAATCAGCATCGCGCAGGGCGGCGTTAGCCAGCCATCAGGCTGGACCGTCGATCCGGCGACCGGAACCGTCACCTTCGCCGCGCCCCCAGGTAACGGCGTGGCCGTGCGCGCCGGCTTCGAGTTCGACGTGCCAGTTCGCTTCGATTCCGATGCGCTGGACGTCACCCTCGATATCGAGCGGCTCGGCTCGATCACCTCCATCCCGCTCGTGGAAATCCGCCGATGAAATCCCTCTCCCCTGCCCTGCAGGCCCACCTCGACAGCGGCACGACGACGCTGGCCTGGTGCTGGAAGATCACCCGATCCGATGGCGTGAGTTTCGGCTTCACCGATCATGATCGAGCGCTTTCCTTCGCCGGTACCGGTTTCGAGCCGGAAAGCGGGCTGTCGGCCTCGGAAATCCGATCTGGCTCCGACCTGTCGGTGGATTCGCAGGACGCCGAGGGCGCGCTCACCTCGGACCGGATCACCGAGACCGATATTCTGGACGGGCGTTGGGACAATGCGCTGGTCGAGGTCTGGCGGGTGAACTGGAGCGCCCCAGGCCAGCGGGTGCTGATCCGGCGTGGCGCGATCGGCGAGTTGCGGCGTGGTCGCATGAGTTTTGTGGCCGAGGTGCGCAGCATGGCGCATGTGCTGGGCCAGACCGTCGGCCGGGTGTTTCAGGGCACCTGCGATGCGGCGCTGGGGGACGAACGGTGCGGCATCGATCTGAACGACGCGGCCTATTCCGGGGCCGGCGCGGTGCTTGATAAGGTCCGCGACCGGGTCTTCACCGCCTCCGGGATCAGTGGCTTCGCCAATGGCTGGTTTGCCTTCGGGGTGCTGGAATGGACATCCGGAGGCAATTCCGGTCGCCGCGAAGAGATCATGCTGCACGAGGTCGCCTCTGGCGTGGTCACCATCACCCTGCTGGAGGCGCCGGTACGGGTGATCACCAGCGGCGATGTCTTCACCATCCGCGCCGGCTGCGACAAGCGCGCCGAGACCTGCGCGGCGAAGTTCTCGAACATTCTCAACTTCCGTGGCTTCCCGCACATTCCGGGGCAAGACACTGTGGTTCGATACGCGAGCCAGGACGGTGGGCACGAAGGGGCGGTGCTGTGATGGGCGCGGCACATGTTGCACCGCATGCAACATCTGATGCCCGGCCCGCCGATCCGGTGCGGGTGATCGCCGCCGCGCGCGGCTGGCTCGGCACGCCCTATCACGACCAGGCCAGCGTCCGGGGCGCCGGCTGCGACTGCCTCGGGCTGGCGCGCGGCGTCTGGCGCGAGGTGGTCGGAAGCGAGACGCTGCCGGTGCCACCCTACAGCCGCGATTGGGGCGAGATCGGCACGCGCGAGGTTCTGGCCGAGAATGCCGGCCGGGTGCTGATCCGCATCGACCCCGAGACGGCCGGTCCCGGCGCGGTGGTGCTGTTTCGCATGCGCGCGGGCGCCATCGTCAAGCATGTCGGCATCCTGACCGGCGACGGCAGCTTCATCCACAGTTATGAGCGGCTCGGCGTGATCGAGGAACCGCTCACCACCGCCTGGCGGCGGCGCATCGCCTTCGCGTTTCTATTCCCGCGTCCGGCTCCCGCCTCGCACAAGAAAAAGACCTGATCCATGGCGACAATTGTTCTCGGCGCGGTCGGCACCGCCATCGGCGGCGGCTTCGGCGGCACCATCCTCGGCCTCTCCAGCGCAGCCATCGGCGGGATGATCGGCTCCGGCATCGGCTCGATGGTCGATAGCTGGATCGTCTCGTCGATGATGCCGGGTCAGCGCATCGAAGGCGCGCGCATGGACAGCCTGCGCGTCACCTCGGCGACCGAGGGCGTGGTGATCCCGCGCCTCCATGGCCGGATGCGCATCGGCGGCAATATCATCTGGGCCACCGATTTCCGCGAGGAGGTGAACACCACCCGCCAAGGCGGCGGCAAAGGCGGCGGGCCGAGCGTCACCAGCACCGAATACAGCTATTTCGCCTCATTCGCGGTGGCCTTGTGCGAGGGGCCGATCACCGGCATCGGGCGCATCTGGGCTGATGGCAAGCCACTCGACACCTCCGCGATCACCCTGCGCTGGTATCCGGGCGACGAGGTGCAAGGGGCCGACCCGTTCATTGCCGCGAAGATGGGCAACTCGCAGACACCGGCCTATCGCGGCACCGCCTATGTGGTGTTCGAGGACCTACTGCTCAGCGATTTCGGCAACCGCCTGCCGCAGCTGTCCTTCGAGGTGTTCCGCCCGCTTGATGATCCCGACACCGCCGAGGGGCTGGTCGAGGCGGTGACCATCATCCCCGCCTCGGGCGAATGGGCCTATGCGACCGAGATCGTGCGCAGGACCGAAGGCGGTCGCACGAGTTGGGGCAGCGGCGGGCAGATCGTCGGCGGCACGTCCGTCGCGGAAAATGTCCATGCGCTGCCCGAGACGCCTGACATGCTGGTTTCTCTAGACCGGCTCGAGGCGATGGTGCCTTCGGTCACGAGTGCCTCGCTGGTGGTCTCGTGGTTCGGTGACGATCTGCGCGCCGGGCAATGCACGATCCGACCCAAGGTCGAGATGGCAGAAAAGACGACGGTGCCGGAATGGCGCGTGAACGGCGTCACCCGATCGCAGGCGCTGGTGGTCAGCCAGGACGATCAAGGTCGTCCCGTCTATGGCGGCACGCCAGCGGATTTCTCGGTCGTGCAGGCCATCCGCGAGATGAAGGCGCGCGGGCTGAAGGTGACCTTCTATCCGTTCGTGATGATGGACATTCCGGCCGGTAACAGCCTGCCCGACCCGTATTCCGATGATGCCGCCAGCATCGGCCAGCCGGTGCTGCCGTGGCGCGGGCGCATCACCTGCTCGCCTGCGGCAGGTTTCGCCGGCACTGTGGACAAGACCGGTGCCACCGCTGAGCAGGTCACAGCGTTCTTCGGCGACGCTCAGCCCTCGGATTTCGCCGTATCGGGCGACAGCGTGACCTGGACCGGCGGCCCGGATTGGGGCTTCAGGCGCATGATCCTGCATTACGCCCATCTCTGCGCGGCGGCCGGCGGCGTCGACACCTTCCTGATCGGCTCGGAAATGCGCGGGCTGACGCAGATCAGGTCGGGGGCAGCGAGCTATCCGGCCGTGCAGGCATTGCGCGATCTCGCCGCGGCCGTGCGCGCGATCCTCGGGCCCGCCACGAAGATCAGCTATGCCGCCGACTGGTCGGAATATTTCGGGCACCACCCGAGCGACGGCAGTGGTGACGTGTTCTTTCACCTCGATCCGCTCTGGTCAGATGCCAATGTCGATTTCATCGGCATCGACAATTACATGCCGCTCTCGGACTGGCGCGACGGCCGGGACCATCTCGACGCGCAGGTCTGGCCCTCGATCCATGACCGCGCCTATCTGCAATCGAACGTCGCCGGAGGAGAAGGCTTCGACTGGTTCTATGCCAGCGAGGTCGACCGGATCGTGCAGAACAGAACCCCGATCGTGGACAGCATCACGCCCCGTCCCGGTGGCGAGGTGATCGACACGATGCCGGGCAGCGCGCCGAACTACAATATTGCGCCCGGCTCGGCCTTTGCGACCACCGTTCTGGTGCGCAGCAACAGCATCACCCATGCCTGCACGGTACAGATTCCGGCCACCCTGTCCGACGGCCTGATCTACGAGATCAGCAACGGCCTGAGCGGGATGTGGTTCGGTCTGATGGACGGGTATCTTCGCCTGTTCTTCCAGCATAATGCCGTGCTTCCCTCCACGAACCGGATCCGTGTCGCGCAAGTCTCCGCCGCTCCCCTTGCCGGGCGGACGGTCGATCTGATCACGGTTTTCGATCAGGAAACCGGCGAATTGTGGTTCGCCGTCGATGGTCTGGTGGGCGACAGGGTCGGTTTCGGCGGGCCGGTATCGGGCTTGTGGGGTGCGAATTCCGCCTGCGGCTACGGGGTCGCGAATGGCCCCGTGCCGGGTGGCGCGCTGACGACAAGCAGCCCATGGGCAGGGTCACTGGTCAGCAATCTGCGGATCTGGTCGGTGGAAATCCCTGCCACAATGGATATCCCGCCCGGAACAACCGAGCCATGGATTTTCCGCACCAAGGATCTCCACGCATGGTGGTCCAATCAGCACCGCAACCGCCCCGGCGGAGTTCCGGCATTATCGTCGACCGCATGGATCCCGCAATCGAAGCCGATCCGCTTCACCGAACTCGGCTGCCCGGCCGTGGATCGCGGCACCAACCAGCCGAACGTGTTTCACGACCCGAAATCCTCGGAGAGCTTCTTTCCCCACTTTTCGCGCGGCTGGCGCGACGACGCCATCCAGCGGGCCTATCTGGAAGCAACATATCTGTTCTGGCGCGATCCAGCGAACAACCCGATCTCGACCGAATATGGCGGGCGCATGGTCGATATCGCGAACAGCGCGGCCTGGACCTGGGATGCCCGACCCTATCCGTTCTTCCCCGAGCTTTCCGATCTGTGGTCGGACGGCGGCAACTGGCGCCTCGGGCACTGGCTGACCGGGCGGCTGGGCGCGGTCTCGCTGGCGGCGCTGGTTCGGAACCTCTGCCTGCGGGCGGGGCTTCGGCCGGAATGGATCGACACCTCCGGCCTGACCGGGGCTGTCGAAGGCTATGTGATTTCGGCGCTGGAATCGCCGCGGACCTCGATCACCATGCTGGCGCGGCATTTCGGCTTCGATGCGGTCGAGAGCGAAGGCCGCATCCGCTTCGTGATGCGGGGCCGCAGCCCGGTCGCGACTATTGCGCCCGACAACATGGTGGCCAGCGGCGCGGGCGAGGTGATGGAACTGACGCGCGGCCAGGAGTCTGAGCTGCCGCAGGCGCTGAAATGGCAAGTCGCGCGCGCAGACGAGGATTATGACGCGATCACCGTCGAGGCGCGGCGCATCACCGTGGACGCCACGCGCGTCGCCTCCGACAGCTTCGCCGTGGCGGTGCCGCCCGAGGAAGCCGACCGCCGCTGCCGCCGGGCGCTGATGGAAGCATGGGTGGGGCGCGAAACCGCCGCCTTCCGCCTGCCGCCATCGCGGCTGGCGCTGGATCCGAGCGACGTGATCGCGCTCGACCACGATGGAAGGCGCGCGGAGCTGCGGATCCTGTCCATCGCCGACGCCGAGGCGCGCGGCCTCACAACCATCCGTCAGGACCGGGACGCCCATGACCTGCCGCCCGGCACGCCGCCCCCGGCATCGCTGACGCAGCCGGTGGTGTTCGGGGCGCCGCTGGCGGTGATCCTCGACCTGCCGCAGCTGACCGAGGATCATGTCGCGCATCGTCCATTGATCGCCGCCCATGCCCGACCATGGCCCGGCCGGATGGCGGTGTTCCGCAGCCCCGATCAGGATGGGTTCGACCTGCTGACCACATTCAGCGCCCGGGCGCGGATGGGCGTTCTGGTGGCCGACCTCCATGCCGGCCCCGGCTCGCGCTTCGATTACGGCAATTCGGTCTATCTCGACCTGCTGTCAGGAACCCTCGAGAGCGTCACCAACCTGCGCCTGTTCGGCGGCGAGAACACGATCGCGGTCGCGCAGCCGCACGGCGGCTGGGAGATCCTGCAATTCGGCACCGCCGAACTGATCGCCCCCGGCCGCTATCGGCTGTCGCGCCTGCTGCGTGGTCAGCGCGGCACGGATGTCGACATGGCCGCCATGGTGCCCGAGGGCGCGCGGGTGGTGGTGCTGGATACGGCGCTGGCGGAGCTTCCTGTCGCCGAGGCCGATCTGGGCCTGCCGTGGAACTGGCGCATCGGCCCGGCCGGCCGTCCGGTCAGCGACGACAGCTTCGCCGCGCTGACCTTCACGCCGCGCGGCATCGGGCTGCGGCCCTTCGCGCCCGTGCATGTCGAGCAGCCGTGGCGGCGCGCGCGCAGCCCCGGCGATCTGACCATAAGCTGGGTGCGTCGCGACCGTTCCCTGGCCGCCGATAGCTGGAACGCCGCCGAGGTGCCGATGACCGAGGCCAGCGAGTCCTGGCGGGTCGAGATCCTCGACGGGGCAACCGTCAAGAGATCCTTGACCGTTGCGACAGCGAGCGCCGTCTACACCGCTGCCCAGCAGATCACCGATTGGGGCGCGCCGCTCGGGCCGGGTGCCTCACTCGATGTCCGCATTGTTCAGATCGGGCAGGCATTCGGCGCCGGGGCTGCCCCCATCACCACCCTCTGGTTCTGATCAGGAGACCACCCATGTCCGAGACCACAGCGCATCTGGCGCTGCCCTTCATCATGGCCGCACAGGCGCAAAAGCACGTCACCCTGAACGAGGCGCTGCGCATGCTCGACGGCATCGTCCAGCTGGCGATCCTCGATCGCGACCTGACCACGCCGCCAGCCAGCCCGGCCGAAGGCGACCGCTATATCCCCGCCAGCGGCGCGGGTGGTGCGTGGTCAGGCTGGGCGGGGTCCATCGCCTACTGGATCGACGGCGCCTGGATGCGGATCCTGCCGAGCGCCGGCTGGATGGCCTGGATCGAGGACGAGGCGCAGGCCATCGTCTGGACCGGATCGGCGTGGATCCCGGTTGTGGATGCCATGGGCTTCATCGCGCAGGCCGCGGCCGTCGCGGTGGCGCGGGAGGCAAATGGCGCAACCACTGGTATCGCAGTGCGTGAAGAAACCGTCACGGGGCTTTCCGGTGCCTCGGTCGACAGCACCATCGCCATCCCCAACCGCGCCATCGTGCTCGGCGTTTCCGCACGAACCGTGACCGCGGTGCTGGGCGCAAGCTCCTTCGACTGCGGCGTCAACGGCGAGCCCTCGAAGTTCGGCGGCTCGCTCGGCGTGGCCGTGGGCAGCAGCAATATCGGCGTCATCGGCCCGACGGCCTTCTATGCCGACACGCCCGTGCGCCTCACCGCCAATGGCGGAAACTTTGCCGGCGGCGCGGTGCGCATTGCCATCCATTACCTGATCTGCGGCGCGCCGGGCTGAACCCATGGGAGAAAATTTCATGGACACGATCCGCGAATGGTGGGGCGCGATCATGGCGGCAACCGGGCTGGGCGTGTGGCTGATCCGCCTCGAAGGCGCCTCCAAAACCGCGCTGCGCGAGGTCGAACGGCTGGAAAAACAGCTCGACGCCGACCGCCAGGCGATCTCCGAGACCCGCAAGGAACAGAACGAGATGCTGCGCGAGATGCGCGCCGACATCAAACGCCTGCTGGAACGCAGCGGACCCGCCCGCGACTGACCGCCCAACCAGCCAAGCATCCCCACCCGCCCCGCCAATTCGGTGGGGTTTTTTGCATTGGAGAGACCCATGACGTTTTATCAACACTGGCGGAACCTGCCGGCGACGGCTTGGCACTGGCCGAACTTCTCGCCCGCCGAGATCGCCTGCCGCGGCACCGGCAAGCTGCTGGTCAACGAGGATGCACTGAACCGGCTGCAGGAACTGCGCGTGACGCTCGGCAAGCCGCTGATCGTGAATTCGGCCTATCGCAGCCCGGAGCATAACCGCAATGTCGGCGGCGCGAAGGCCTCGAAGCATCTTGAAGGCACCGCCTTCGACATCTCGATGGCGAACCACGATCCCGCCGCCTTCATCGCCGCCGCCCGCAAGGCGGGGTTCAAGGGCATCGGCACCTATCCGCGCTCAAACTTCATCCATATCGACACTGGTCCTGCGCGGAGCTGGGGCGAGTCCTTCCCGGCGCGGGCGAGCAGCTTCGCGCCCGACCAGCCCCCGGCCCGCGAGCATCTGGCCGACAGCCGCACCCTGAAGGGCAGCGGCGCGGCTGGCGTCGGCACCATCGGCGCGGCCGGCGTCGAGGTGGTGCAATCCGCGCTGGCCGAGGCGCAGGGCGCGATCCTGCCGCTGCTGCCCTATCTCGACGGCCTGCGCTGGATCTTCGTCGTCCTCGCTTTGGCGGGAATCGCCGTGACGATCTACGCCCGGCTGGACGACTGGAAGCGGGGCCAGAGATGATCGGCTGGCTCTTCACCCGCGGCCCGGCGCGCAAGGCGCTGGGCCTGATCCTCGGAGCGGCGACGACCCTGCTGTTCCTGCTGAATCTGCGCCGCGCCGGGGAGCGTGCCGGGCGCGCCGCCGAACGCCTTGAAGCCAGAGAGAGAAACCATGCCATCCACCGCCAGATGCTCGATGCCGCCAGCCGCCGCCCCCCTGATCGCGATGCTCTGGCTGAGCGGCTGCGCGACGGCAGGTTCTGACAGTGCCCCTTGCCCGCCGGTGGTGGAATACAGCACCGCCGAGCAGACCCGCGCTGCGGTCGAGGTCGAGGCGATGCCGGAAGAAGCCGTGCTGGTGCGGATGATGAGCGATTACGCCGTCCTGCGCGATCAGGCGCGGGCCTGCAGGTGAATACCGGGCCGGGCATTGCCATGCGAGAAGCACCAGACGCCTCGACCGCAGCACCATGCCCGGCCCGGTTCACGGATTCACAGTTTCAAAAAGCGGCAGGGATTCGCTGCGCAGGGATCATCGCACGGCAAGCTCCGGTCTGTCCCACGGCGAGATGAGCACAATTGTGCACATCAGGAGAACGGGGCCTATGCGGTTTCCTGCACGCTCAAAGCGCCATAACCTCCTTGGCGCAGGAAACGGGTGCATTACGACCTCATCTTGGCATGGCAACGCCCCCGATGCAGGTTACCGTACCTACGCCACCCCGCCCTGCCCCAAGGAGAACGCATGGCCCATTTCTTCACTGCCGACACCCATTTCGCGGATGACCCGGTGCGGCGCTTCTTCGACCGGCCCTTTGCCTCGGTTGAGGCGATGGACGCCGCGATGATTGCTCGTGCCGGCGTGGTTGGACCCGATGACGACCTGTGGATCATCGGAGACTTCGCCGCCTGCGAGTCCGACGCCGGACGCATGGCCGCGCAGGCGGGTTTTGCCGCGCTGCCGGGGCGGAAACATCTGGTGCGCGGCAATCACGATCCCGACTGGCTGGTTCGCGCGCTGCCATGGGCATCGGTTCACGATCTGGTCGAGATAGGCATCGGAGAGCGCCGCTTTGTCCTGTGCCACTATCCGCTGGTCACCTGGAACGGCGCGCGGGCCGGAGCGATCCAGCTTTTCGGTCATGTCCACACCCGCTGGCGCGGTGCCGAGGGTCAGGTGAATGTCGGCGTTGATCAGTGGGATTTTGCGCCGGTCACCCCGGATCAGGCAGAGTTGGAGGCATTGATGCTGCCTCCGTCTCGTTTGCATCAGATGGCTGAGGGTGTGGAGACGGTCGCAGAATGATCGACCTATGTTAGCAGCAAAAAGGGCTGCGAGGGGCGAAGAAATTGGAACCAGAAATCAAATCGCGAAACCGGACACAGATCAGGCTGTCGTCTGCCGGACCGGGCGCGATGTCCCGATCCGGCGACGATAGCTTAGGGGCGCGGCGGCAGACACAGCTTTTCGCGAATCGCTCCAAGCACCTCAACAGGGTTTTCGCCTTCCACAAGTCGCCGCATCGGCGTGGTAATATATTTTTCCACATCATCCGTGCTGATCAGGGCATCAAGGGGAACTGCGAAAAGCCAGCTTACCTCGTCTGAGTGAAGCCAGCGATACTCGTCGGTGACGCACTCCTCGATATAGCCTGACGAGTTGGGGCCTTCGCTATCAAACCCCCATGCGTCCTCAAAATCTCTGGACGGCGCATACGCCGCAAGAACCTTGGCGCGTTTTCCGTGTTGCCAGTCGCCCTCAACGCCAACGTCGCAGGTAAGCTGGATGGCCAGAGTTATCCAACCGACATCCTTCTTTTTCCCGTTGGGTGCCTGCCTGACTTTGTAATAAGCCTCCCAGACCGGATATATCCATCCACTATCCTGAGAACCTTCATCAGAATGCTCTATAACAAGTTTCTTCTCGTCGCATTCGATCACACTGAATGCCTCGCAGAGCTTGTCGAGGTTTTCGGAAGATCTCAACAGATTCTGGGCAGATTGCCAGATGGCTTCGTCAGTGGTCATTTGTGCCTCTCGGTAAAATTGAATTGCGCTGCAGGTACTGATCCGACCGCATTTCCGGGATCAAACTGCCTGCCTGCTGCGAAAGTAAAACTTGCGGCCGGCGGCATCATGATATCAGGAGGCCATGATCCCAGCACACTTCCCTTCGGAGTGCCCCTGAGAAAATCTTCAGCCGTTCTGGTCCACGAAATCAATCCGGGATCGTCATTTTTTTCGGTGGACAGACGGCGCAGCCGCTCTGTTACCGCTGGCCATGTCAGGCTATGGAATGTCAGTTTGGAAAACTCTCCCTCGGCTACCTGCATGGCTTCCGTATGCTTCATCTCCGCTCCGAGCAGAGTATAGCCAATCACGTTCCGATTTTCAGCGGGCAGGCCGCCGCGGAGACATTCGCCATCACGAAGTGTCCGGACTTCACGACCGACTTGCTCATCACCGAGAGGTGCGCCCCACTTCACCTCCACGATCCAATAGGCAGGGCCATCATCAGTGCGAATTCTCAGGACCACATCCGGCTCTGCATTTTCTTCCGGGTGCCTCAGATACGGCCAGAGAAAGATTTCTGCGTCACCACGCAATTCCTGACCGATCAGTGCCTTCAGTGCCAACTTCTGCGCAGGTGCGGAAAGAAACTGGATCGTGCCAAACAGCGCCGAGGTTATCAAATCCTCGCGCGGCTGCTTTCCAACGCCGTCTATCACCCGATCGAACCTAGCTTTTCTTGCGTTTATCGCATGAAACATTACCCACCCCCGTCATGCCTTGAGATTTCCGGTCACATATCATTCAGGTTTCCTTTTGATACGACTTCCACATTCTCCCCCCATCTGGCCACATACCATTCCATTTCCTGCCGCCCGCCAGCCCGGAACCGCACCACCAGCGAGCCGTTGGGCAGCCGCTCCGTTTCCTGCTTCGGATGAAAGACATAGGTCGCCGCCTCGTCCGCGACTTCGGGCAGAAAGCGCCATTCCACGTCCTGCGGCTCTTCGCGCCAGATGCCGAAGCTTTCGGCCAGCCAGTCCTGCAGGTCGAAGCCCTCGGGGCGCTCATAGATGTCATCCTCCAACGCGATGCGCTCAAACCCGGCCAAGGCAAACAGGCGCAGGTCGTCTTGGTATTCGCTCCAAGCCAGCAGGTATTGCCGACCCTCACCGAACAGCATGGCGATCGGGCCAAGCCGGGTGTCGCGCGACAGCTTGCCCGAAGCACGGGCGCGGTGGTCGGCCGAGATCATCGCCCCGGCAAGAATTGCCTCGCGCAGGCTGGACAGGATTTCCGGCGCGATGCGTTCGCGCGGGCCGGGGCGGAAGGCCACGCCATCGGCCAGAAGCTGCGCCTCCAGATCGGCGGCCACGCGACGGCGGCGGTCAGCACGAAACATTGCCTGTACCTTGGCCAGCAGGAGTTCCAGGGTTTCGGCCGTGGCAAGATCGCCCTCGCGCCGGGCAATTGCCACGGCACGGTGACCGGCGCCGAGTTCGTCGAGCGTCGGCTCCTCCATCTTGCCCAATGTGCCGGGCGGGAAGCGCCAATATTTCTGACCCTGCGGACCGGGGCGCTCCTCCAGTTGCGGATAGGCGCGCAGCACGGCATCGCGCATCCGCTCGGCCGTGCGCCGGGAAACGTCGAAGGCGCGCTCGATGTCGGCGATGGAAATCCCTTCCGCCGATCCCTGCATCATCAGGGCCAGCTTCAGCAGATCTTCCTGACGTGAATAGCGCATTGTTTTCCATGTTCTCCGCGCCTCACATTCCTTGCGGATGCGCGCAAGGTCAACGGCCGAAGCCGATAGCCCTTGTCTTGCCTTCCTTGGCCTCGGACTCGCGGCGCAATTCCGCGAGGATGGTGGCGGGATCATCCTGCCCAAGCGCGCGCATCCTGCGGGCGACATTGGCAAAGTCCCCCGCCGCCAGCCGGTCGAGCGCCCGGACATCGGCATGCACCGGTGCGCCGAAATGCGCGCGCCATGCCAGTGGCAGCTGATCCTCGCGCAGCCAGTCGAAGCGGATGCGGAAGGTGAAGCGCCGCTGGGTCGCGGGGTCGAGGTTCTCGGCGAGGTTGGTGGTGCAGACGAAGGGCAGTGGATGGCTTTCCATCCAGGTCAGCATCTCATTCACCTGGCTGACCTCCCATTGGCGGGAAGCGTTGCGACGGTCGGCCAGCAGGCTGTCGGCCTCGTCGAAGATCAGCAGCGCGCCCTCCGCCCGCGCATCGGCAAAGGCCCGCGCGATGGCCTTCTCGCTGCCGCCGACCCACATCGACAGAAGGTCCGAGGCGCGTTTCTCGATCACCGGCAGGCCCAGCTGCTTGGCCAGATGCCGCGCCCATGCGCTCTTGCCCGTCCCGGCCGGACCATCGAGGCAGAAGGATATCCGCGGTGCGGTATCGAAGCCTGCAAGCCGCGCCTCCAGCAGGGCAAGATCGGTGTCGGCATTGGCCAGAGTCGCCTCCCACGCCGCTTCGGAGTGATGACGCGGCGGCGGCGCGATCCCGCCATTGGTCAGCTTGGCCGAGGCCCCCAGCACCTGCGCGAAGGTCTCAACCCCACCGCCGCAGTCGCGCGCCACGCGCATCGCATCGGACACCAGCGCCGGGGGATGGTCATGGATCCCGGCCAGCGCCATCAGCGCGCCCGTCTCGGCCAGCGGCTGATGCCGGTCGGCGAGCCTTTGCCAGATGCGCTTGCGTACCCGCTCGGACGGCGTGCGCATTTCGACCGAAAAGGTCATACGGCGCAGGAAGGCCGGATCGCAGGCCTCAATGGAATTGGTGGTCCAGAGCGTCGGCACGGGATTGGTTTCGAGCAGCCGGTTCGCGAAGACCTTGGACATCCGCTCCTGACGGAAGAACGACGGCATCGCGCCACCGAACAGGTCCTCCATTTCGTCCAGCAGCAGCACGGTATCTCGCCGCGCCGACAGCATCCGTCCGGCAATGCCGAGTTCGGCCAGCCGCTCGCCCCGCGACGGCTCTTCTCCGCTGTCATCCGCCTCGCCGATGGCGCGCAGACTGGCCCCCACTTCGCGGGCCAGTACCTTGCAGAATTCGGTCTTGCCCGTGCCCGGCGCGCCATAAAGCAGGATGTTCACGCCCGGCGTGCCGTTCACGATCGCATTGGTCAGCAGCTTGCGCATGAGATCAGCGCTTTCGCCCAGGCCCTCGAAGTCCCGCCATTCGGCGTCGGGCGTGGGCGCAGCAGGAAACAGCAACGCAACCAATTCCTCGATGTCGTCGACATCCGCCCGCATGGCATCCGCCAATCGAGGTGAAACAGCATAGGGAACCCTCTGGCTGGACCAGTTGCGACCCTCGTTCTGCAACAGGCCCGAAGCTTTCAGCCGTGCATCGGGGCGCAGTGCCGTTCTGACTTCCCCTTGCTCAGCGCCCGAGAATTGCGCGACGAGGAAAAGCAGGGTCACCTCCCTCGTTTCCAGCGCCTGATCGACTACATGCTCGAACATATCGAAGATGCGATAGTTGGCGAAGAACTCGAGGATCCGCGCCTCGACCTCCGTCAAACCGAAGTGCTCGCCGATCCGCGTCGCATTTGCCCGCACCAGATTGCCTTCGCTGCGGTCAGCTTCCTGGCAGAGATCATCCAGCAGACTGCGCACCCGCCCCCACCAGGCAGCGCCGGGCCGGGTTCGCGGCCGTTCGGGACATTCGGTGTCGGTCAGATATTCGATCCAGCCCGGCAGTTCCTTGGCGATCTTGCTTCCGGGGCCAAAGCGCTCTGCCAGGGAGGCGACAAGGCCGAGCGCAAGGTGTTTTTCGCAGGTCATCTTTTCTCTCCATTGATGAGGAGAAGATAATCCGCGCCCCCGTCAGATTCGGACGCATCCGTCGTCCGCTGCCAGTGAATGTCGGCGGATGCGGGCCGTTGCCGGTTTTCTGTTCGGGTGTTGATGTGGTGTTGATGTAGAACGCGAAAAGGCCGATGGTATAAAAATACCGTCGGCCTATCTATTTGATTTTGTGGTATTTTTTGGTTGCGGGGACAGGATTTGAACCTGTGACCTTCAGGTTATGAGGCTATGCTATTGATATTGCTCGATTCATTACGAATCAACGACTTGCGCCACAACCGTTTGTTATCGCGCGCTTTGCTTCCAGCATTCGGCGACTCTCATCGTGCTTCGCCGCGCGGGAAAGGCGCTCAAAGGGCGTCCATCTGTTGAGTTGGCGTTGAGTCAAAGTAGTGGCTTGAGCGCCGTTGCTACCCAAGCTGAAGGCTCGAAATGGGCGGAAAGCGGTCGCCCGCTGCTAATGCAAACGAACCAACCGCTCGATCACATTCCGAACATTCACTTCGCGCTCCTGGGAGTACGCAGCTCCACCCGCGCGGAGAATACGATATCAACTATGCGCTATCGCCTCCACTCTCATAATTAGTGATTACTCTGTCTCCGCCAAGAGAGGACGGCGTCTTCTGTTCCCGCAACCGGCTCCGCGTCACGCCAACGATCCCAGAAATCGACTGTCGCGCTATTTGGTTTGAAGCGTGGCGCAGACACGACCACTCGTGTCGGTAGCAAGCTAGCATCACCAACCACCAGCGCTTCACCAATGTCGAGGACCGGAAGGAGATCACCAAAACCGCCGAGGCTGTCAGGCAACAGCCGTTTGATGACGGATTGATCATCCCCGTTCGTCAGCCGCATAGCGATCACATTGTTGCATTGGCTGAGGACGGTGCGGTTGACCTCGGACGGTCTCTGACTGATGACCACCAGCCCGACCCCATACTTCCGCCCCTCTTTGGCAATCCGCTCGAAAATCCCGACCGAAATCTCATCGGCTGACTCTGACGATGCCCGCTCGGGGATATACAAATGCGCCTCATCGCAGAACAATGCGATAGGATGACGGCTGTCCGGTGGCGTCCACTGGCTCACGGTGAAAATCAGCCGAGCGATCAGGCTGACCATGAGCGGAAGTATGTCGGACGGCACTTCCGAGAAATTGATGATCTTGACCCCACCCTTGCCATCTTCTTGTGATCCGCGCCCGCCAATCAGTAAGTGCGTGACTTGCGACAGCCACGCCATATCCATGCATGCTTCTGGCGGTTGGAATATGAACCCGAGACGGCGATCATTTCTCTTGGCTTCAAATCGTGCTATCAAACGGCTCAGCTTGTCGAAGTAAGGCCCCTGTTTCTCTTTATTGCTCGCACCTGGTACCATTTGTTCATTCAGGTTTGATAGCTCCTGATAAACTGCATCAATACTGAATGGCACCGGACTATCGATGGTAAAATTAGCTAGAATATCGGCGTGCTGCTCCGGGTTGAGCATCATGCGCTTTGCATCGGTGATGCAACGCGTCATTAGCATTGCTTGGTTCGGGGCGTTCTGATCGGACCGATCAACGAACAAGGAAACCAATGCCTCATAGCCGAGAAGCCAGAACGGAAGATGTAGAACACCATCAGCCAGCCCACGATCCTGTCCAATGTCTCCCGGCCCAGCGATCCGCAGGTGTCGAAATTCATCACTATCCAAGGTCTGGTACTCACCATGGATATCGAACAAAATAACGTTGGCTTGCGGAAGTTCGGCAATCTGGTCCAGAAGCCGCGCAGTTGTATATGATTTGCCGCTTCCGGTGCTTCCGACTACAATGGCATGACGCTGGAAAAGGCGGTTTCCGTTCAAGAACGCCCGTGCATCCTCATGCAGCGCATAGCGGCCAAGATCAAGCTGAGGGCCGTCGCCAGAAACCTGCGAAATGACCTGCATGAAGTCCGTCAGCCGCTGACCTTCTAGGGCAAAGCAGTCCGCATCGATTTCGGGCACAGTCTCAAGGGTACGCTTGAACACGTTCTCTTTCAGCCCTTCCTTGTCGACGAGTGTCCCAATCAGAGCAACTCGCACAAGGTTGTTCTCGGGAAGAGTGGCTTCCGGGTCTTCTTCAGCACCATCTATGGTCGACTCGTCGCCTGCCTTGCGTGTAATGCGTGAGACAATCCCGATCAGGTGCTGCCCAGCCTTCGAGCTCCTGATCGCCGTCAGTCGATTGACCTGAATCCGCTTGAGACGTTCAAGTTCATCAACGCGCACAGTCACTGTCGCCGTATCCACGGCGATAATCTTACCAAGGCTTTCATCATCATCAAAATCGAGAATGCCCATCTTTTCCTCCTAAAACCCGATCAATTCGTTTAACGTAGGCAACGCCCAATACTTGCCGCCGGTAACAACTACGCCGTCCGGGTTGTCGCGGTTATATACCATTGTTCCATCATCGTGGTCTTCGAGCGCGAGGTAGTGACGCCCGGCGCCATTCCTGAGAAAGGCTTTCGCTTCGTCCGTCAGGGTGCGCGCGGCCACTAGGATCGAAGCATTATGCACACGGCACCGATTCATTAACTTCGGATGAATATGGCTGTCGCGGAAACCGTAACCTATGCAGATAAATGCGCTAGCAGCACTCAGCACACGATCGGCGCCCTGAATCGCGCTCCGAAAGGGCTCGTCGTGCGTCCTCTGATACTTGCTGACGCCGGGCGTGACGATCAGGGGAACCAAACCATCCGGAAGCTCGCTCGTCATTGGCAGAGACATCACGCCTCCATGTGGGTCTGAGAACCAGTCGAGAGAACCGTGAACTTTCCAGACCGTCACCGTACGAGCCAGGTTCGCTCCCTGCTTAAAGATCAGGTTCTCCGCCCCATCGCTGCGGCGCAGATAACCCGGAAGAAACCCTGTCCTGTGTATGTAACCACCTGTGTCAGCGGCATACTCTGCGACGCGGTCATAGTTCGTGGTTACAACATGGATGTTGCGGTTTGTACTTCGAAACAATCCCGCGAACAGTGAGCGGAGAGGAAAGGCCGCTTCTGTCTTTATCGCTGACTTGAGGAGAGTGTAGTCATCCTGAGCGATGAAATCCCAAGTGCTACGGACGATCTTTACGACCAGTGATTCGGGCAATGCCTTATTTTCTAGTGCGGCCTCTAAGTGATCGCCCGACGCCATGGCGGTTCTTACCAGCGTCCAGGCATCAATTTCCGGTCCTTGGTCGGCCTGAACATTGTCGCGGAGCCAAATTGCCAAGTCCCCCATGCCGCGAATGCCATGAGGAATCGATGCGCCGCTCCCCAACACAATAACCGGGTGTCTCTGTGCACAGCTTTGGCATTGCTTCGCGAGGTCATCGAGTTCCACAGGTCTATTCACTCTTCGATAATGGCGCTTAGATTACGAACGAATGAACCATGCCGGTATCAGCTTGGCTCACAAGCCGACGGGGGGCAATCTTCCTTTGCTCTGCCAGGGCCCGATTCGGGGAAGCGCGCAGCTGCCATAGCCATCATCAAGGGGCTGGTTAGGGCCGCATGTGACTTCTGCATCACCCAATTTCCAGTTCCGGCAGACCGTTCACGATCTTCATCGTCTCGAGGCTCACAGTAATCACCCGCTGGAACAGTTCCAGGGGGTAGCGAGGGTTGCCGACGGTCTCGTTGGCGTAGTCGTTGGCGTCGTTGGTGATGCCGCTGGCGGGGTCGGTTTTAACCACCTGGCGCTCCATCACCCAGTCGAGGGCGGGTTTGCCGTTCACGACGTAATCCCAGGCCTCCAGGGGGATGTTCTGCATGGTGATGCGGTCGTTGTAGATGACGGTGGTGCGGTCCTTGGTCTTGCCCTTGCCGCCGAGCTTCATCTTTTTCACGCGGTAGAATTTCACCGGGTCGGCCTGGGCCTCGGGGATCAGGCGGTGGTCGCCTTCCTTGAAGGTCACCATGTAGGGCTCGACGCTTTCAAAATTCACATGCAGTTGGCCGAGGGCGCGGCCGGCGTCGCGGAAGGCGGCGAAGTCGGCAAAGCTCTTCACCGCCGGGATGCGAGGCAGTTGCTTGGCGAGATTGTTCTTGAACCGCTCGCGGTAGTCGGGCGAGTGCAGAAGGCCGTAGATGTAATAGAACAGGTTTTCCTTGCTGATTGCCTCACCCGGATAGGCGGCTTGGAAATGCGCGAGGCTTTTATCGGTGATGGCATCGCTGCGGGTGGGGCCAGTGGCCTGATCGCCCGCAGTGGCGAAGAGGCCATCATCGGGTTGGGTTTCTCCATAGAGGTAGAGCGGGAAGCACTGGCTTTTAGCGGACAAGTCCAGACATGGCACCATGTCGGTCATGATCACGGAAAAGCTCGCGGCGCCGATGCCAGTCATAGAAATGGTGGGATTGTGTTCTTGGCCTGACGGAAACAGTCGAGGAATCAAATATCGGTTCTCATTCAGCAACCCATCGTAGAACAACCATTGAATGTTGAATGGACGGTAAAGCGATCGAACTAGCTTTTCTTCGTTAAATTCCGCGCGCACACTCTTTTCGAATTTTTGTCGAAGAACCCATGACCAGCTCATTGAGGTTGGGTCATCAAGCTGCGCCGAATCTCCAATCCCTCGCTCAATTCCATCGTTATAGTAAGCAATGGTCTTAGTCATCGACTGCCGGACACGCGATCGCGACGAGTTGTAGGCCCATGCATCGCGATTGGTTTTTACGCCCGCCGAATAGGAGTCGAAAATTCTCTCAGTAGTTTTGTTTTTTTTGTTTCCAATCTCAAAGAACCGATCAAAGCTGCGATCAACCTGGTCCAGCCAATCGTTGTTTTCGTCTGGCGTGATGCGCCGCCATCCCTTCGCCTTGGTGATACCGTCGATCGAGCCGAAGTCGCGAATGACGTTCAGCTTCTGTTTCTGGTCGAGATAATCGCCAATGTCGTAGAAATGGAGGCACCCGTGTTCGGCGGCGTCGGGATTTTTGACCAGAACGGCAATCGCGATTGGCGTGCGTGTCCCTTCGCCGAACACGTTGCCGCGTTCTTTGCGCCGCTGCTCCCCTGCGGTCCTTGCGTTCCCTCGCAGATGGAAAATGTAGAGATCGCTGAACTCTTCGGCGAGGCATTTGCGCATCCCATCGGCTGCATGGGTTTCGATCCAAGCCGCGTTCGAAACGTAGGCAACGACACCGCTGTCACCGATGCGGTCAGACGCCCATCGAATAGCCTTGATATATGAATCATACAGGCTGCGTGGGTTTCCACTTGAATGTCCAACGTATGTTTCCCTAAGGCGTTCGTTAAGTCGAGGATACGTCACATTGGATGCTTCATCGTCGTCGCTTTTTTGCCCGACGGAATAGGGCGGGTTGCCCATGATCACCCGGATATCCAGCGCCTTCTGCTTGGCACGACGCTCCGAGTTGTCGGGCAGGAGATTGGCGATCATGTCGCGCTTCTGCTCATACATCTGGAAGGTGTCGGTCAGCAGGATGCCGGTGAAAGAGTGATAGGGTGCATCGGCCTGCAGCCCGCCCTGCGCCAGTTCGTGATAGACGGTCTCGATATTCACTGCGGCGATGTAATAGGCCAGCAGCACGATCTCATTGGCGTGAATCTCGTGCTTGTATTTGTGCTCAAGCTCATCGGGCGCGATCAGGCCCGATTGCAGCAGTCGGGTGATGAAGGTGCCAGTGCCGGTGAAGGGGTCGAGGATATGCACGCCCTTGGACCCCAGTGTCTGGCCGAACTGCGCCTTCAACACGTCATTGACCGAGTGGATAATGAAATCCACCACCTCGACCGGGGTATAGACGATGCCGAGGCGCTGGGTCAGGCGCGGGAAAGCGTTGCGGAAAAAGCGGTCGTAAAGCTCGGTGATCAGGGACTGGCGGCCGTGGGCGGTCTTGATGCCCTCGGCCCGGCGAGCGACGCTGGCATAGAACTTGTCGAGGCTTTCCGCCTCCTTGGCGAGGTTGTGTTCGTGCAGCTGGCAGAGCACGGTCTCCATCGCGCGGGAGACGGGGTTAGCTTCGGTGAACTTGCTGTCCTTGAACAGCGCGTCAAAGACCGGCTTGGTGATCAGGTGCTGGGCCAGCATTTCGATCGCGTCGGCCTCGGTGATCTCGGGGTTCAGGTCGTCGTGCAGCTCATCCAGGAAGGCGCGGAAGGCGGTCTGTTCCGGGCCGGGCTTGGCGGTGATGGTGGTGATGCGGGTGATATGGGTCTGGGCGATTTTGGCGATGTCCTTGGCCCAGCTGTCCCAGTAATCGCGGGTGCCGCATTTCTCGACAATCTTCGCCATGATGGCGCGGGTGAACTCGTCAAAGACGAAGGCGCCCTGTTCGGGGCCGAGATCGGTGATGGTCGGGTCGCGGCCTTCCTGACCGATATTGGCACCGGTCTTTTCCGCGCGGGTCTTGCTGGTGGCGAAGTCATCGACCACGGCAGTCAGTTCGCGCAGCTCGGATTCGGAGGAGATGCGCACCAGCTCGACCTTGTCGCTGATATCCTCGCCCAGCTTGGCCTGGTTGATGCGGGCGTCGAGGCGTTCGTCATGGGCGCGCAAGGCGTTCAGGATCTGCCAGACGACCTGATAGCGCTCATTGTCCTTCAGCGCCTCCTCGGGGGTGGTGTCGGGCGGGATGGCGACGGGCAGGATGACATAGCCCATCTTCTTGCCCTCGGCCCGGCGCATGACGCGGCCGACCGATTGCACCACGTCGATCTGGCTTTTGCGCGGGTGCATGAACATGATCGCGTCCAGTGCGGGCACGTCCACGCCCTCGGACAGTACGCGGGCATTGGTCAGGATCCGGCAGGTGTCCTCGCCCGCATCGGCCTTGAGCCAGTTCAGCATCTCATCGCGGGCGGTGGCGTTGAAGGTGCCGTCGATATGGCGCACCTCGGTCGTCAGGTGGCGGGCATCGTCGATCAACTCGCTGCCGGTATATTCATCGACTACCTTGGTGAATTCGTCCTCGATGATCTTCGATTTCGCGATGGTCTGGCAGAAGGCCAGTGCGCGACGCATCGGGCGCGGATCGAAGGCCAAGTCTTCGGCCAGGTCGGCCTTGGTCAGCGCCTTGTAACAGCCGATGATCTTGGTCGCGTCATCGAGTGTCAGTTCCGGCCCGTCCTTGAGGCGGTTCTGGATGGTGGTCGAGATCAGCCCCTCATCGACCGCCAGCACCACGACCTTGTAATCGGTCAGCAGGTTGTTCTCGACCGCCCAGCCAAAGCCACGATGGAACAGATCCTTGCCGAACTTGTCCTCATCATCCATCGAGGCCAGTTCGGCATCGTGGTCATCCGCCTTGCGCCGGGCGGCATCGCCGAAGATGCGCGGCGTCGCGGTCATGTAGAGGCGCTTTTTCGCCGCCACATGGTCGTTGCTGTGGATGCGCACGAAGGTGCTGTCGTCTTCGTCCTTCAGCGTGACGCCGGTGGTGCGATGCGCCTCGTCGCAGATCACCAGATCGAATTCCGGCAGGCCATGGTTTTTCTGTGCGCGGGTCAGCACGTCGATCGAGTGATAGGTCGAGAACACCACGGTCATGCGGTTGGGCGGCGCAGCGGCAACCTGCTGCGCGAGCCTCTGCGGATCAGTCGTCGCCGGGAAGGCCAGATCATGGACGTTCAGATCGAGGCTGTCGGCATCGGCATTGCGCCCGATCCTCACATCGGAGCAGGCCGAAAACGCGGTGAACTCCTGCTGGCGGTCATTGCTCCATTCGCGCACGGTCTGCGACATCAGCGCCAATGATGGCACCATGAACAGCACCCGCTTGCCCGGACCCGCCAGGGCTTCGGCGATCCGCAGCCCGGTGAAGGTCTTGCCAGTGCCGCAAGCCATGATCAGCTTGCCGCGATCGGCTTCCGCCAGCCCCTCGGTCACGGCCTTCAGGGCATCGCGCTGGTGCGGACGCAGCTGTTTCTTCGGGGCGAGGCTGACGGTGCCGGTGCGCAGGAACTGCGACCAGTCGATGCGGCTGGCCTCCAGCTCGCTGATGCTGATGCGGTTCCAGTCTTTCGACAGCTTGTCGAGCGTCCCGCTGGCGTTCTTGCCGAATTCCTTCTGCGTGGTGTCGGCAATGATCAGCCGCGTAAACAGATCATTGGAGGCGGCCGAGATGAAGCTGTCGATATCGGGCTTCTGAATCGTGTGATTGGGCGCATAGAATTTGCACTGGATCGCAGCATAACCCGAGCCATCGGCCAGCGTCGCCACCAGGTCGATGCCGGTGTCGGCCTTGCTCCAGCCCTGTTCCTTCGCCCATTGGGCAAAAGGCACAACGGCGGAATAGTATTGCTTTTGCGCATCGTCGTTTTCCAGATAAACGCGAACGACCCGCTCAAAGTAATCGCCCTTCTCGCGCTCGGACCGGGCAGCCTGGCGGTAGGAATCCAACAAATCACGCAACTGCATCAGTACCGCCTGTCCCGGAACAAGGTTTTCTTTTTATCATCAGGCGCTCGAGGGCCTGAAACAGAACCTAGCCGCCCGTTGCGGTTGAATCCATATGCAACTGACCGATTCCCTCCCGTCCTCCGCCCCCCGATGCCCCCCTTCCACCCGACCGGCGCGGATTGTGCCCTTCCGGCGCCGGTCCGCGCCTGTCTTCCGGTCTGCGAATCATCTCGTTGATAAGCCGGCGCTTCTACGCCTGTGTCGGAGCGGAAAACGGAGTGCAGGGCATTGCGAAACAGAGAAAGACTGACGGAAAAACTGGTCCGGGCGGCTGAGCCGCGGTCGAAGGCATGGCAGATTTTCGACAGCGATGTGCTGGGGCTGTCGATCTGCATCTATCCATCCGGCGGGCGCAGCTTCATGTTCGACTACCGCACGGCCGGGCGGCAGCGGCGGCTGACCATCGGGCGCTGGCCGGAATGGAACGTCACCGCCGCGCGCGAGCACGCCAAGGCGCTGCGCCGCGATGTCGATGGCGGGCTGGATCCGCTGGCCGAGCGCGAGGAGATCCGCGAGGCGCCGCGTTTTCCCGATCTGGTGGCGCGCTACCTGCGCGAACATGCCACGCATCTGGCGCCGCGCAATGCCGCCGATCAGGCATCCATGCTGCACAAGCTGATCATGCCGCACTGGAAGCACCGGCTGGTGGCCGAGATCGAGCCGGCGGATGTCGAACGGGTGCTGAACCTGATCGCCGAGGGGCGCTCCCGCCCGGCCAAGAAGAAACCAAAAACCAAGCGCCGCATCCCGCTGAAGCCGCCGAAACCCACGCCGGTGCGCGCCAACCGCGCGGGCGAGATGCTGCGCCGGGTCTTCAATCTCGCCATTGCATGGCGGATGCGCTCCGACAATCCGGCGGTGGGCTTTCGTCGCCGCGTCGAGACCGAGCGCGAGCGGTTCCTCGACATGGAGGAGATCGCGCGGCTCAGCGAGGCGCTGGGCGCGGCCGAGGACCAGCGCGGCGCCAGCATCATCCGCATGTGCATGCTGACCGGGGCGCGGCTGGGCGAGGTCCGGACCGCGCGTTTCGAGCATTTCGATCTGGAGCGCAACACATGGGTGAAGCCCGCCGCCAATACCAAGCAGCGCCGCATTCACCGCGTGCCGATCTCGGCAGAGACAGCGGCATTGGTGCGCACGCGGCTTTCCGCCGTGCCGGTCGGCTGCAACTGGTTGTTTCCGGGCGATGTCTCGGACAAGGACCAGCCGGTGCAGGAGATTCGCCGCTTCTGGAAAGGCATTCAGGATCAGGCCGGGCTGCCCGGGGTGCGGGTTCACGATCTGCGCCACACCTTCGCCTCGCTCTTGGTCAGCGGCGGCGCCTCGCTGGAGATGATCGGCAAGCTCTTGGGCCATTCGCAATCCAGCACCACCATGCGCTATGCGCATCTGATGGATTCGCCCTTGCGCGCCGGCGTCGATGCAGTGGCCGACATGATGCGGATACGGCCGAGGCTCGTGCATTCCGCACCCCCGGCCGAGGAGGTCACGCCTCCGCGTGCAGCATCCGCAGGATCGGGCTGACCCGCTTGCGGACTGTGCTTTCGTCGGGTGCATCGCCATCCGTGCTGTTGGCAATGAACCAGTCCAGCATCTCGCCCACGAGATCGCCCTGTTTCTCGGGCAGGCCGTGCTGGAAGAGGCGCAGGATCAGGGCGCCGTAGAAGCCTTCCCAATCATAGCTCTTGGTCGGGTTGGAGTTGACCCGGCGAAACACCCCGTGCTCCTCCTCGAAACGCGCCAGCGTGCCGGCCTGAATCAACAGATCATCGCGGGTGACCCGCAGCCCGGCATCAGGCGGCGGGATGTGTTTCCATTCGCTGCCGCCCGGCATTCGGGCGCGGCGGATCACCCCTTCGCGCGGGCCGGTCCCGCAGCGGCGAAACATCGCCAGAATATCGCCCGGCGCAATCACCACCAGGTCCGAAAGGATCTCGGCCCCAAAACGCGTGGGCGGGATCGCGATGGTGATCTCCAGCTGACCGGATATGGCCCATTCGGCGATATCGGCAATATGGCAGCTCCAGCGGGCAGCGGCTTCGGGCAGCGTGTAGATCACGCGGTTTGGCAGAGCCATCGTGTATTTCCTGAATTGTTGGCTTTTGTGAAAGGCGTGCCTTTCAGGCCGATGCCTCTGACAGGTCCGCACGCATGGGTTGATTAGGCGCTTGGGCGCACCACCGCCGACCCGTCTCCTGGAGGCCGGCATGCCGGTGCGGACGACGTTCCCCCCTGCCCCACGGAATGCCAGCAAACCCCATGAAACATGGGACCGGCGCACATCCGGCGCTTCCGGCGCCGGTCCGCGCCGCGCCGCCGGTACTCCGCCTGTGCTCTCGCTTGCCCCACAACCACGGGGAAAGGACCGGATGATGACCGATCAGACCATGATCACCGCCGAGACCGGCGCAATCGCCCATGAAGGGCTGCTGGATGACTGGATGCCGCGCAAGGAACTGGCCGGCATCATCGGCATCAGCGCCGATACGCTGAAGCGCTGGGAGAGCCGCCGCATCGGCCCACCCTGCATCCGCATCGGGCGCAAGGTGCTCTATCGGCGCGGGGCGGTGCGCGACTGGCTGCTGGAGCAGGAGAGCCGCAAGACCGCCGGCCGCGGGAGGGCGGCACGATGAGCGGTGGCAGTGATGACCGGCGTCGCCCCGTCGCATGGGCCATCGTCTTCGCGTTCGCGCTCGGCATGCTCGTGCTTCTCGCCGGGCTGCTGATCTGGGCGCTGGTTGCGGCCGTGGACTGGGAGGCGGTGCTGCGCTTCATCGCGCCCACCGCCTTCGAGACCCGCGCCATCGAGGAAATCCTCGAGGGAGGCAGGCGATGAGTAATCTGATCTCGGCCTCGGTGCAGCGCCGCCTCGTCGGCTCGGCCACGCGCAAATCGGTGCTTATCTACATGGCCGACAAGGCCGCCGATGACGGCAGTGGCATCTGGACCTCGAAGGCCAATATCGCCCGCGATCTCGAACTATCGCGACGTGCCGTGCAGCTGGCGATCCAGGAGCTGATCCGCGACGGGCTGGTCGCCGAGACCGGCCAACGCGACTGCAAGCACGGCTTCACGGTGGAATATTCCATCGTGATCGAGGCTGTGGATAACCTGCCCTCAACCCGTGAACCACGTTCACCCCGTGAATCTGATGCACGGGTAACCCGTGAACCAGGTTCACATGACCCCGTGAACCAGATTCACCCGAACCATCCTTATAAAGATACTACTACGCCCCCAGCCGAAGATGCGGCTGTGGATAACTTCGACCCGCAGACCCGCTGCCTGGGCGTCGCCGGCCCCGGTCTCTGCCCGGCATCGCGCGCCGCGATCACCGGCACCGCCGAGGTGATCGCGGGCTGGCTGCAGGAGGGCATCGACCTCGAGGCCGATATCCTGCCGGTGATCCGGGCGCGCACGCCGACGATCCGCATCAGCCCGATCCGGACATGGGGCTATTTCACCGACGCGGTGCGGGCGGCCCATCGGCAGCGCCTGCGCCAGCCGGCGAGGCCGCAAGGCGCAGAGAAGACCAGCGCCAACCCGCAGCTGCACTTCTACGCCGACTGGGTGAACGCGGATCGCTATCTGCCCCCCAGCGCCATCAGCAACAGCGTCGCGCGGGCCCTGCTGGAGGCCGGGCTGACCAGCGCCGAGCGGCTGGCCCTGCGCGGTGTCCCCGTTCCAGCCCGGAAGGAGCGTCGATGATCACCCCCCGCGAGATCGAGGACCGTTTCGAGGAAGCCGCGCTGACCCTGAAACGCCTGCCAAACCCGCCCGGCTCCGGCGCGCGCGGCTATGGCCGCTCCTGGCCGGATTACGTCCACGAGGCCAGGCATGCCTATGGTTACGAGGAAGCGCGGATGCGGGTGATCCCCAATCCTCGCGAGATCCAGCGCATGGAGGAGGCGCTGGAATGGCTGGCGCTGATCGGCGGCGACAGCGAGCAGGCCATCATCGACAACCGCCGCATCGTCTGGATGCGGGCCGAGGGCCACCGCTGGAAGCAGATTTGCCGCGCCGTGGGCTGCGTGCGCTCCACCGCCTGGCGACGCTGGACGGCTGCGCTGGTCACCATCGCCAACCGCCTGAACAAACAGCGAAAAACCAGCCGCCGCCCGCACAGCGCCAAAACCAGCGGGGACGCGCGGGGCGCGAAGCGGGACGGCGAGGCCGCGAAGGGGCCGCCGTGAGGGCGCGAAAGGGTTGAACTTAGGGCGCGACAAAAGCAGGCGATACGGGCCATATTCATCCCATGATCGGGGCGAAAGCCGCCCTGCGGCCGCCTACCCCCGGCCTTGGTTCCTCCGCAGCGGCAACGCTATGCGGGGGGCATGAGCGCGCTAGTCCTCTAGCGTCAAAGGATTTTTCTGGGTTTCCACCCTCGGGTTGCCACTTTGGGTTGCCAGGGTTGCCGGCCCCTTCGCCACCTCTCGGACATTCGCCTGTCCGTCACTTTGGACCCGCCTGCCCTGTCGCAGCGGGTCTTTTCTTTTGGAGTTCGCCCCTTGCAGATCGAGATGATGCCGGTCGGGCAGCTGGTGCCCTATGCGCGCAATGCCCGCACGCATTCGGAGGATCAGGTCGCCCAGATCTCCGCCTCAATCACGGAATTCGGCTTCACCAACCCGATCCTGATCGGCGAGGACAGCGTGATCATCGCCGGCCACGGGAGGCTGATGGCGGCACAGCGGCTGGGGCTTTCCGAGGTGCCGGTGATCGTGCTGGCGCACCTGAACGCAGCGCAGCGCCGGGCGCTGGTTGTCGCGGACAACAAGATCGCGTTGAACGCTGGCTGGGACACCGAGATCCTGCTCGAGCAGATCGAACTGATCCGCGCGGACGGGTTCGACATCGATCTGGTCGGCTTCTCGGATGACGAACTCGGCGAATTGCTCGCGGAAATCGAGGCACCGGAGACGGCCGGCGCCATCGAGGGCGAGGATGACATCCCCGCGCCGCCCGCCGATCCGGTCTCGCGCCCCGGCGATCTGTGGATGCTGGGCCATCATCGCCTGCTTTGCGGTGACAGCACCGTCGCCACCGATGTCGAGCGGGTGCTGGCCGGGGTGACGCCGCTTCTGATGGTCACCGATCCGCCCTATGGGGTCGAATATGATCCCTCCTGGCGCAACCAGGCCGGCGCATCCGCCACGAAGCGCACCGGCAAGGTGCTCAACGACGACCGCGCGGACTGGCGCGAGGCATGGGCGCTGTTTCCGGGTGACGTCGCCTATGTCTGGCATGGCGCCCTGCATGCGACCACGGTCGCCGACAGCCTGATCGCCAGCGGCTTCAACATCCGCTCGCAGATCATCTGGGCCAAGGACCGGCTGATCCTCAGCCGCGGCGATTACCACTGGCAGCACGAGCCCTGTTGGTATGCCGTTCGCGCCAAGGGCAAGGGCCATTGGGCCGGCGACCGCAAGCAGACCACGCTCTGGCACATCACCAGCCGCGATCAGGACGCCGAGACCGTGCACGGCACGCAAAAGCCGGTCGAATGCATGCGCCGCCCCGTCCTGAACAACTCCAGCCCCGGTCAGGCCATCTATGAGCCGTTCATGGGATCCGGCACCACGCTGATCGCGGCCGAGACCACCGGCCGCACCTGCCTCGGCATCGAGTTGAACCCTGCTTACGTCGATGTCGCCATCGAGCGCTGGCAGAACCTCACCGGCGGTGTGGCCATGCTGGAGAGCGACGGTCGGTCCTTCACCGAAATTTCCGGTGATCGATCAAGCGCCAGTCCCGGCACCCCCGCCGCGCAGGCCAGCGACCCCGACCCCCAGCCAAAACCCGCGCGCAAGCGCAAGACCGCCGCGTGAGGCCATGCATGACCTGGTTGTATCTTCCCCCGGCCTGCCTGCCGGAGCCGCAGACGCATGTCTCTTCGGCCTGTCGCTGTGCTCCGGCGCGGGCGGGCTCGAGCTGGGAATCACCCTCGCCGTCCCCGGCTATCGAACTGTGGGTTACGTCGAGCGGGACGCCTTCGCGGCGGCCGTGCTCGTGGCGCGGATGGAAGATGCGGCCCTGGATCCAGCGCCTCTCTGGGACGATATTGCCAGCTTCGACGGCCGCCCATGGCGCGGCGCGGTGGATATCGTCACTGCCGGATATCCGTGCCAGCCGTTCAGCGTGGCGGGCAAGCGCCGGGGCGCGGACGATCCCCGCCACCTCTGGCCCCATGTCGCCCGCATCATCGGCGAAATCAAACCGCCCTTCGTCTTCCTCGAAAATGTCGCCCATCATCTCCGCCTCGGTTTCCCCGAAGTCGCCAGCGGACTGGTCGGCCTGGGCTACAGGCTTACGGCAGGCCTCTTCACGGCGGCGGAAGTCGGTGCGCCCCATCGGCGCGAGCGGCTGTTCATCCTCGCCATCCGCGAGGGCGACGAGCTGGCCGACCCCGCGCGCCTGCTCCGGGATCCGCTCGAGCGGCGGCAACCGGACGGAAATGCTGCGCCTCTGGCCCACGCCGATGGCCATGGATGGCAGCAAACCGAGTGCGGGCAACCGCAGGGCGGCCGATCTGACCCACGCGGGCGCGCTGTGGATGACGCCGACGGCGCGCGACCACAAGGACGGGGCGAGCACATTGGCGAACACGCCGGTGAACGGCTTGCTTGGCCGCCAGGTCCTTGTGACACCGCTGGCTGGCGACGATACCTGCGAAACGCCCCGGACGCTGAACCCAGCATTCGTCGAGGCGCTGATGGGCTGGCCCACCGGGTGGACCGGCTTCGCCTCTGTGGCAACGGCGTGGTCCCCCTGGTTGCGGCGCATGCGCTCAGAACTCTCGCATCTGAATTGCTGGCCGATAGGTGAGGCCGCGTGATGCAGATCGAGCTGATCGCGGTCGACAACCTGATCCCCTACACCCGCAATGCCCGCACCCATTCGCCGGATCAGATCGCGCAGATCGCCGCCTCGATTGCCGAGTTCGGCTTCACCAATCCGATCCTGATCGGCGCGGATGGGGTCATCATCGCCGGCCACGGGCGGTTGATGGCGGCGCAGCGCCTCGGGTTGGCCGAGGTGCCGGTGATCCGGCTGGCGCATCTGAACGCAGCGCAGCGCCGTGCGCTGGTTGTCGCGGACAACAAGATCGCGTTGAACGCTGGCTGGGACACCGAGATCCTGCTCGAGCAGATCGAACTGATCCGCGCGGACGGGTTCGACATCGATCTGGTCGGGTTCTCGGATGACGAGCTGGCTGATCTGCTCGGAGACGCCGAGGCATCAGGTTTCGGCGCCGATGCGGAAGAAGAAGAGGAAAACATCCCCGACCTGCCCGAGGATCCCGTCACTCGCCCCGGCGACATCTGGATCCTTGGCGATCACCGGCTGATGTGCGGCGACAGCACCGATGCAGCGGCGGTCGCGGGGCTGATGGACGGACAACGCGCCACGCTCCTCTTCACCTCGCCGCCCTATGGCCAGCAGCGCGACTATGGCGCGGCGAAGGAGCAGGTCAGCGATTGGGACCGGCTGATGCAGGGCGTGTTCGCGGCAGCCCCGGTGACCGGGGACGCGCAGCTGCTGGTCAATCTCGGGCTGGTGCATCGTGACAGCGAATGGATCCCCTATTGGGATGGCTGGATCCAGTGGATGCGGGCGCAGGGCTGGCGCCGCTTCGGCTGGTATGTCTGGGATCAGGGGCCCGGCCTGCCCGGCGACTGGAACGGGCGCTATGCCCCGGCGCATGAGTTCGTCTTCCATTTCAATCGGGTGCCACGGCGGCCGAACAAGACGGTGGAGAGCAAGCATGCCGGCGAGGTGCTGGGCGGCGGCGGGTTGCGCGCGGCCGATGGCACGGTGAGCGCCAAGCACGGCGCCGGCAACGCGATCCAGAGCCATCGCATCCCCGACAGCGTGATCCGGGTGATGCGCCACAAGGGTGCCATTGCCGGCGGCGCGCATCCGGCGGTGTTCCCGGTCAGGCTGGCCGAGGAGATGATCGCCGCCTGGAGCGATCCGGGTGATCTGCTTTACGAGCCCTTCACCGGCTCCGGGTCGCAACTGATCGCGGCCACCGCCCTCGGGCGCAGATGTTTCGGGATGGAGCTGGATCCGGCCTATTGCGACGTCGCGGTGCGCCGCTGGCAGTTGATGACCGGCAATACCGTCACCCATGCCGAATCCGGCGAGAGCTTCGAGGCCGTGGCCCGACTGCGCAAGGAACTGGCGGTATGAAACAGTCGCGCACCATGTCAATGGTCGAGGCTATCGCCAACGTCGCCGTCGGCTTCTGGGTCGCGATCACGGCGCAGGTACTGGTGTTCCCGCTGTTCGGGTTTCACGCCGCACCGGCGCAGCATCTCGCCATCGGCGCGATCTTCACCGGCCTGTCGCTGATCCGCTCCTTTGCCCTGCGGCGGCTGTTCGAGGCGATCCGCCAACAGGCAGTGCGTTGAGGATCGGCGCATTGCCCCGACCCGCATCAGGTTTGCGACCATATGACAGACGATGGCCTGTGTCAGTCCATGGGCGAGCTCAGGGCACTGATGGCGTCCTGTTCCGCCTGATGGCGCTGGGCCGCGTCAGGCGGATCGCGCCGCGCGGCAAGAATCGCCACGAACAGCGCCCGGCAGGCGGCTGCCAGTTCATCGGCCCCTGCTGCGTCGAGATCGACATCATGGATGGCGCGGGCCTCGCCCAGATCGGTGATGCCGTAGATGGTGGCGAACTCGGCCCCTGCCGGTGCGCAGGTGGCGATGAATGTCTCACCGGCGCCCGCTTCCGCATCGTTGCGGCAGAACCGGATGTCGATGCTCTCAACGCATTCGCGCCGGGCGAATTCGCCCAAGGTCTCGTGCTCCGGCAGGCAATTGAAGGAAATCATCGCTCAGCCCTCCGTGGCAATGCGGTAAACGGTCCCGCGCCCGTCGATTTTCTCTGCGGCAATGACCAGCCCGAGCCGCTTTTTCAGGGCACCGGAAATAGCCCCGCGCACGGTGTGCGGTTGCCACGAAAACGCGGCAGCCGCCTCGGCAACACTCGCGCCCTCGGGCCGCTGCAGGAGCGCGATCAACGCCGCCTGCTTGGTGTCGGCGCGGATCGCCGGGGAGGCAGACGCGGCGGCAGAAGCTGTCGGTTCAATCGCATCCCGCTCCATCCGCCCGCGCCTTGCCCCGGCGACGGCGCCCGCCACCAGCGGCTCGATGCCGACGGCGCAAAGCCCGGCCTCGGTGGCAAGCAGCGTGGTGCCATGACCATCGCCGGTCTCGCGCCAGAGCGGCTCGCTACGGCGAATATTGGCCTCGACCTCCTCGACGAGGCCCTTGGCGAGCAGCGCCTCCACCACCTTGGCGGCGGCACCGCCGCGCAGGCCGTCAGGCAAGGGAAGCGCCAGATTGCCGGGGCGCGCGGCCGCGCGGCTGAGGATCAGGCTCTGGATTTCGGAAAGCGGGATCATCGCGCATGCTCCCCTTCGCCAAAAGCGCTGTCGGTGATCTGGCGCAGCAGGCTGGCATAATGCTCCAGCGTGCCGACATGGCCCCAGTTCACCGCGTCTGGGCTGGCGTTGAAATGATCGTCGCTCAGAGCGGCGAGGCGGGCGAGCATGGTGTCGATCTCGGCTTTCTTGCCGAGAAAGGCGGTGAGCGCGGCATCACGGTTGCTGCGGGGGGTGATGGTCATGGCGCAGGCCTCCTTTTCTCGCTCAGATCAGGCCGAGATCGGCCAGCACGGTGGCGGCTGCGGCGAGTCCGCAGGTCGGTAGTTCGATCTTCAGATGCGAGATGACATCCGAGGCATCGGCTTTGATGCCGCTGTCGCGCAGCTGGCTCTCGATCGCCTCGGCGACGGCATCCTTGCGGCTCTGATCGAAGCCGTCGGGCAGGCTGGCATAGTCGATCCTGATGGTGGTGATGGCCATGGTCATGGGGGGCTCTCCGGCGTCTGAACTGCATCGTTTTCGTGCCATCAGAATCGCTCACCACAGGCCGGAAGTGTAGCATAATCGCAGCAATATCATTGCTTTATATAATCGTCCCGGCTGCTCGGGCACGAGCAGGAAGGGTCACGCGGAATGGGCATGTCGCGCCGTCAATATGCGGCGCATCGCGGCGTCAGCCACACGGCGGTGGGCAAGGCGATCTCTTCGGGGCGCATCAGTCTTGAGGCCGATGGCAGCATCGATCCGGTGACGGCCGACCGGCAATGGGACGCGCAGACCGACCCGGCCAAGCAGCGCGGCGCGCATGCGCGGGCGCTGGGGACCGCCACGGCGGCCGGCACCGCGCGCGCAAGCGCCGCGACCAGGCCGGTGCCGCGGGCCGCCATCGAGTCGGTCGGCGAGACCCTGCGCGAGGCCGGCGCCGATCCCGATCCCGGCGCGGGCGGCGAGGTGTCGTTCCTGCGTGCGCGGATGGCCAATGAGGTGCTGAAGGCGCAGACCGCCAAGGTCAAGCTCGCCAGGATGAAGGGCGAGCTGGTGGACCGGGCGCGCACCACCACCATGGTCTTCGATCTGGCCCGGCGCGAACGCGACGCCTGGCAGAACTGGCCGGCCCGTGTGGCCGCCAACATGGCCGCCGATCTGGGCGTCGATGCCCATCGGATGGAGCAGGTTCTGGACAATTACCTGCGCCAGCACCTGGCCGATCTTGCGGAGGTGAAGATTGACTTACGATGAATGGCGCGCCGAGGCGCGGCGCCGGCAGGCGTTCGGCCTGCTGATCGACAGGACAATGATGCGGCTCAGGGCGAGGAAGGCCCGCGAGCAACGCGATGCGGATGAGGAAGGGGCCGGGGCGGTTCTCTGCGCGATCCGGCAGGCGCGAGGGGAGACGATCCGTGGCGCTGGCTGATTTCGAGGGCGCCGAGGATATCCGAAATGCCTGGCTGGCCGGTCTGGCGCCGGACCCGGCGCTGACGGTCAGCCAATGGGCGGATCGGCACCGGATCCTGTCCTCGCGCGCGGCAAGCGAGGCCGGTCCCTATCGCACCGCGCGCACGCCCTTCATGCGCGGGATCATGGATGCGCTGTCGCCGGCCAGTCCGGCGCGACGGGTGGTGTTCCAGAAGGCCGCGCAGGTGGGCGCGACCGAAGGCGGCAACAACTGGGTCGGCTTCTGCATCCACCGGGCGCCGGGGCCGTTTCTGGCGGTCCAGCCGACCGTCGATCTGGCCAAGCGCCTGTCGCAGCAGCGCATCGACCCGCTGATCGAGGAAAGCCCGGAACTGCGGGCACTGGTGATGCCGTCGCGGTCCAAGGACAGCGGCAATACCATTCTCGGCAAGCGGTTTCCGGGTGGGCAGTTGATCCTGACCGGCGCGAACAGCGCCGTCGGCCTGCGCTCGATGCCGGCGCGCTGGGTGTTTCTCGATGAGGTGGATGCCTATCCGGGCGATCTCGATGGCGAGGGCGATCCCATCGCGCTGGCCGAGGCGCGCACGATCAGCTTCGGGCATCGAAGCAAGCTGTTTCTGGCCTCGACCCCGACCGTGAAGGGCCTCTCGCGCATCGAGCGGGAATACGAGCTGTCGGATCAGCAGCGATACCATGTTCCCTGTCCGCATTGCGGCGCCCTGCAATGGCTGAAGTTCGAACGCCTGCGCTGGCAGCCGGGCCGCCCGGAAACCGCGCGTTATGTCTGCGAGCATTGCGAGGAACCGATCTCGGAGCGCCACAAGACCGAGATGATGGACGAGGCGAATGGCGCGACATGGCTGCCGACCGCCGAGCCGGAGATGCTGGAGCGGGCGCGGGCGGCGGGGATCGTCGGGTTTCATATCAGCGGCCTTTATTCGCCGCTGGGCTGGCTGAGCTGGTCCAAGATCGCGCAGGATTGGGAGCAGGCGGTCGGCAACGAGGCCGCGCTGAAGACCCTGAAGAACACCGTGCTGGGCGAGACCTGGCAGGAACGCGGCGAGGCCCCGGACTGGCAGCGCCTCTACGAGCGGCGCGAGGATTGGCATCTGGGCGAGGTGCCGCAGCGCGCGTTGATCCTGACGGCAGGCGCGGATGTGCAGCGCGACCGGATCGAGATAGACGTCTGGGGCTGGGGCGAGAACCTCGAGTCCTGGCTGGTCGATCATGTGGTGCTGGAAGGCGACACGGCGCGCGAGGAGGTCTGGGACGATCTGACCGGGTTTCTGGCCGAGACCTGGCCCCATGCTGGCGGCGCGCGCATGGCGCTGGCCCGGATGGCCATCGACACCGGCGACGGCGCGACCACGGATGCGGTCTATGGCTGGTGCCGGAAGATGGGGCACGGCCAGGTGATCGCGATCAAGGGTGTCGGCGGCTTTGACCGCTCCACCCCGGTGGACGGCCCGAGCTATGTCGATGTGACCGAGGGCGGGCGCAAGTTCCGGCGCGGGGTGCGGCTGTGGAAGGTCGCAGGCGCAGTGTTCAAATCCGAGACCTATCGTCTTCTGCGGCTTGTCGCGCCGACAGACGAGGACATCGCCGACGGCAGCGGCTGGCCCGCCGGTTTCGTGCATATCCCGAAGGGCACTACCGCGGAATGGACCAAGCAACTGACCGCCGAGCAGCTGATGACCATCAAGACCCGGCAGGGGTTCCAGAAGCTGGAATGGCAGCAGACCCGCGACCGCAACGAGGCGCTGGACTGCCGGGTCTATGCCCGCGCCTGCGCCTGGCTGATGGGCATGGACCGCTGGGACGGCGCCAAATGGGACGATCTGCGCGCACAGCTCATGCCCGGCACGAGTGATGCGCGCCCGGCCGGGCAACCGCATCGTCAACCGTTGAAACCGCCGCCGCCCCGCCCGTCGGGCTGGCTGGGCAAGAGACAAAGAGGAAGCTGGTTCTGATGGCCTGGACCGAGAGTGAACTTGACGCGCTGCGCCGGGCCTATGCCTCGGGCACCCTGCGGGTCAGCTATGATGGAAAGACCCTTGAATACGGCTCGGCCGCCGATCTGCTGAGCCGCATCCGCACCATCGAGGGCGAGATGGCGGCGGGATCGGGCCGGCCGCTGCCGGTGGCGGGCTTTGCCGGTTTCCATAGGGGCTGACCATGGCAGGACCGAAGGAGATCACCCCGGACGTGCGCTGGGGCCTGATGGATGCTGCCTTGTCGGTGGTTTCGCCACGCTCTGCCGCCCGGCGCTATGCCGCGCGGGTGGCGATATCAAACCTGCGGCGCGGCTATGAGGCCGCCTCAAAGGGGCGTGCAACGGCGGGCTGGAAAGCCGGTGGAACGGCGGCGGATGCGGAAATCGCCGCTGCCGGGGCCACGCTGCGCGACCGCATGCGCGATCTGGTGCGCAACAACCCCATCGCCGCGCAGGCGGTGCAGGTGCTGGTCAACAATATCGTCGGCACCGGCATCCGCCCCCGCGCCGCGACCCCCGATCCGGCGCTGAACAGACAGGTCGATGATCTGTGGCGGCGCTGGGCCAGCCGTTGCGACGATCATGGGCACACGGATTTTCATGGGGTTCTTTGCCTCGCCGTGCGCGAGATGATCGAGGGTGGCGAGGTCTTCGCGGTGGCCCGCTATCGTCGCGGCGCGCACGCGCGTGATCTGCGTCTGCGCATCGAACTGCGCGAGGCCGATCACCTCGACGCCGCGCGCTTCGACAACCGCGCCGATGGTTCCCGGATCAGCCAGGGGATCGAAACCGACCGGGACGGCCGGCGCATCGCCTACTGGATGTTTCCGGACCATCCCGGTCACAACGACCCCATGGTCAACCACCGCCTGGAATCGGTGCGCCTCAGGGCGCAGGACGTGGCGCATCTGTTCGAGCGCCAGCGGGTGCAAAGCCGGGGCGTCCCATGGGGCACCCCGGCCATGCGGGCGATCCGCGATGTCGATGACTGGCAGACCGCCGAACTGGTGCGCAAGAAGACCGAAGCCTGTCTGGTCGGCATCGTTTTTGGCGCCGATGAGGATCAGCAATCCATCGCCCCGGTGATCGAGGACGGGATGGGCAACCGGGTCGAGCAGTTCGAGCCGGGCCTGATCGCCTATGCCCGCGGCGGCAAGGACATCAAGTTCAACCAGCCGGCCTCGACGGCCGGCGTATACGAGTGGCACCGGACGCAGCTTCACATCATCGCCGCCGGCTTCCGGGTGCCCTATGCGATGATGACCGGCGATCTGTCGCAGGCCAACTTCTCGTCCACCCGCGCCGGCCTGAACGAGTTCCGACGCATGGTCGAGCAGATCCAGTGGCAGACCGTGATCCCGATGTTCTGCGAGCCGATCTGGCGCTGGTTCATCAAGGAGGCACAGTCGCAGGGCCTGCTGCCGGATGGCGTCGAGATCCCTGCGGAATGGGGGCCGCCGAAGTTCGAAAGCGTCAACCCGCTGCAGGATGTGCAGGCCGACCTGCTGGAGGTGCGCGCCGGCTTCTCGACCCTGCCGCAACAGATCGCGCGGCGGGGATACGACCCGGAGGAAATCCTCGCGGAATGGGCCGGTTTCGCGGCCAAGGCCGATGCAGCCGGCCTCGTCTTCGACAGCGACCCGCGCAAGGTCAGCAAGGCTGGCCTTGTGCAGACCACTGACCCGACCGCGCCGCCGATCGCCGGAAATCAGGAGTAAAACATGGAGAATGAGGAAATCCTCGACCTGCCCGTGATCGGGCGGGCCGGCACAATGCAATCCGTCGATGACGCCTCGCGCACATTCGAGGTTCTCTGGACCACCGGCGCGCAGGTGCGGCGCTATTCCTGGGCGCGCGACGAGGAGTTCGACGAGGAACTGGTCGTCTCGCCCAACGCGATGCGGCTGGATCGCCTGAACGCCGGTGCGCCGTTCCTGAATTCGCATGCGTCCCACCGCCTGGCCGACATTCTCGGCGTGGTCGAGAATGGCTCGATCCGCATCGAGGGCGGCCAGGGCTTTGCCCGAATCCGCCTGTCGGAGCGCGATGAGGTCGAGCCGATCTGGCGCGACATCAAGGCCGGGATCATCCGCAATGTCTCGGTCGGATACCGTGTCCATCGCTTTGAGCGGGTGGCGAAAGCCGACCGCACCGATGGCGGCCAGCGCGCGCTCTATCGCGCGGTCGATTGGGAGCCGCTTGAAATCTCTGCCGTCGCCATCGGCGCCGATCCCGGCGCCGGCATGCGCGCCGGGATCGGGCCGAGTGACGCCCGGCAATTCCCCTGCGCGATCACCACGAAAGGACGAAACATGCCTGAAGACACCATTGCGGCGGGTGTTGATGAAACCCGCAACACCCCCGCCCCCGCGCAAACCCCTGCCATCCCGCAAGCCGCCCCGGCCGCGCCCGACGCGGAAAGCATCCGCGCGGAAGAACGCAGCCGCGTCAGCACCATCATGACGCTCTGCGCCCGGCATGATCTTGGCTCTGACCTTGCCAACGACCTGATCGCACGCGGCGTCTCGATCAATGCCGCCCGCGAGGCGGTTCTCGACGCGCTGGGCGATGCAAACCCGCTGGGCCGCACGGTCGAACTGGCCCCCGCGCAGGCGCGTGGCACCGGCGATGCCGCCTATCGCGATGCGGTTGCCGACGCGATCATGCACCGGGCGGCGCCGTCGCTGCATTCGGTGTCGCCGCAATCGCGGGAGTTCGCGTTCCGCAGCCTGATGGACCTGGCCCGCCATGCCGTCGAGCGCGCCGGCGTCAACACCGCCGCCATGCCCGATATGGAGATCGCGGGTTTCGCCATGGGCATGCGCTCGGCAGGCTACCACAGCACCGGAGACTTCCCGGCGATCCTCAGTAGCGTGGTCAACCGGACGCTGCGCGCGGCCTATGACGCCACCCCGCGCACCTTCGGGGCATGGTCCACGCGGGTGACGGTGCGGGATTTCCGGCCCGTTGACCGCCTGCAGATCGGCAACGCCCCCGATCTGGTCAAGGTGCCGGAAGGCGGCGAATTCACCTATGGCACCGCGACCGAGGGCAAGGAAAGCTATGCGATCGCCACCTACGGCCGCATTATCGGCTTCAGCCGGCAGATGCTGATCAACGATGACCTGCGCGCCTTTGACCGGGTCGTCCAGTCCTTCGGTGCCTCGGCCGCGAACCTTGAATCGGATATCCTCTATTCGATCCTGCTGTCGAACCCCGCCATGGGCGACGGAACCGCACTGTTCCATGCCAATCACGGCAACCTCGGCACTGCGGCGGCGATCACCGAGGAGTCCCTGACCGCAATGCTGCGCGCTTTCGCGGTGCAGAAGGATATCGACGGCCGAGCGATCACCGTTCTGCCGCGCAACATCATCGTGCCGCCCGGAAAACGCATGGTTGAAATCTACAAGCAACTCGCCGCGACCACGCCCGGCAGCACGGCCGAGGTGAATCCCTATTCGAACCGCTTCTCGGTGGTCGAGGAAATCCGGCTGGTGAATACCGCCGGTCCCGATCCGTGGTTCGCCGCGACCGATCCGGCCTTCGGCGCGGTTGAATACGCCTATCTGGCGGGTCAGGAGGGTCTCTATACCGAGCATCGGGTCGGCTTCGAGGTCGATGGCATCGAGTTCAAGGCCCGCCACGATTTCGGCGCCAAGGCCATCGACTGGCGCGGTCTCTACAAGAATCCCGGCCTCGCGTGATCTGACCCTCGACCCCGCGCGGGTCAGGGCAACAACACTTCATCTGGAGAAAGCCCATGAAAAACTTCATCGCAGCGGGCAACACGCTCACCATCACCGCCGAGGCGGATATCGCCTCGGGCGCAGGCGTTCTGATCGGCTCGATCTTCGGCGTTGCCACCGGCCCCATCGCCAATGGCGCGGAAGGCGTGATCAACCTCACTGGCGTCTATGATCTGCCGAAGACCGCGTCCCAGGCCTGGACGGTCGGCGCGCTGATCTACTGGACCGGAAGCGCCTGCACGAATGTCGCTTCAACCAACACGCTGATCGGCGTGGCGGTGCAGGCCGTCGGAGGAACGGCCAATGAGACGATCGGTCGGGTGCGCCTGAATGGCGCTGGCGTCACGGCCTGACCATGAATGCCTTTGCCGCCGCCGTGACCCGGATCTTCACCGATCCCCACATGGCGGTGGACGCGACATGGTTGCCGGGCGGGGTTCCGCCCGGCAGCACCATTCGCGCCATCCGCAAGGCACCTGACGAGGTGACCAGCTATGGCGGCGCGCGCATCTGGTCGGAAACCCTCCGCATCGATGTGATGGCGGCTGAAACCCCGTCGATCCAGCCCGGCGACCGCATCGTGATCGGCGTCGAGACCTTCGAGGTGCAGGGCGAGCCGATCCGCGACCGCGAACGGCTGGTCGTGACCCTCGATCTGAGGCCCGTATGAAGCTGCGCGCGGACATCACCAATATCGCCAGGCTGATGGCCGATGAGGTCAAGGCCGGCGAGAAGGCGGTGCATTTCGGGATCCGCGATGCCGGGATCGCGCTCAAGGACGCATGGCGGGGGCAGATCACCAGCGCGGGCCTCGGCCAGCGGCTGGCCCGGACCATCCGCTCGGAGATCTGGCCCAAGGGGCGGCACAGCATGAATGCCGCGTCGATGGTCTGGACCCGCGCCCCGGTGATCGTGAACGCCCATGACACCGGGCCGCTGATCCGCTCAAAGGGCGGGTTCTGGCTGGCGATCCCGCTTGAGGCAGCCGGAAAGAGCCGCAGCGGCAAGCGCCCGACGCCGGGCGAATGGGAGGCGCGCACCGGGCTGCGGCTGATCTTCGTCTATCGCCGAACCGGCCCCAGCCTGCTGGTCGCCGAGGCGCGGCTGACCAAGCACGGTCGGGCGGCCGTGTCCCGGTCCAGAACCGGGCGCGGCCTCGCCTCGGTGCCGATCTTTCTGCTGGTGCCGCAGGTCAGGCTGAAGAAGCGGCTGGATCTTGAAAAGCCGGCCAATGCCGCTCTGGCATCCCTGCCGGGCGCAATCGTCTCTCGTTGGGAACGCACATGACCACCAGGCGCGAAGAGGTTCTGTCGTCCCTGTTCACCCTCCTGCAGGGCATCGGCGGCGTCGTTGTGCAACGCAATGAGGTCCTGCCTGAGCGCATCCCCGCCGCCGGGCTGCTGATCCTGCGCGACGGAACGCCGGGCGAGGCGGAAGTGACCCTCTCGCCGCTGCGCTATCACTGGCAGCACCGGGCCGAGATCGAGGTCTTCATTCGCGGATCCTCCGGTCTGGAGCTGGCGTTTGACGCGCTGGCTGAACGGGTCGGGCAAGTGATCGCCGCCGACCGGACACTGGGCGGGCTTTGCGACTGGATCGAGACCGACGCGCCCGAACCTGCCGATCTGGCGGTCGAGGGCGCCCCGTCCATCAAGGCGGCGGTGCTGATCCTCACCCTGCATTACACCAGCAACGATCCGCTGGGTTGAGATGCGAACAAAGCAAGACCGGCGCGGAATCCGGCCTTGCCGCGCCGGTCCGCGCCGCGCCGCCGGTTGGGCGGATGTGCCTGTCTGATTCAGGCCGAATCCCCGGCCCGAATCGAACATCAGGAGAAAGAAATGAGCACCAGTCTTGCGATCGAAACCCCACCCCAGCCGGTCGTGTTCGAGAGGGAGGGAGAGGTTTTTGCCAGCAGCCGGGACGTTGCTGCCTTCTTTGGAAAGAACCACCGGGACGTGACGCGGGCAATCGACAACCTGATCGAGCAGGAGCCGGCATTGGTCAGGGATCCTCTGCAGGGCGCCGCGCCGGGGCACACGGGCGCCTACGACCGTCTGCCCATTTTTGCGCAGACGGTCCATGAGCGCGAAAACCCCAGTGGCGGCGCACCGATCCCGTCGCGGGCGTTCGACATGACCCGTGACGGCTTCACGCTGTTGGCCATGGGTTTTACCGGCGCCAAGGCCCTGAAATGGAAGCTGCGTTATATCGCCGCCTTCAATGCGCTCGAGCACGATCTGCGAAACCGCTCATCGGCAATCGACCTCAACGATCCGGCGCAGTTGCGCGCGCTGCTGCTCAGCTACAACGAGAAGAACGAGCAGCTTCAGGAGAAAGTGCAGGCGCTGCTGCCCGCACAGGAGAAGCTGGACCGGATCGCGCAGGCGGATGGGTCATTCTGCATCACCAACGCCGCCAAGCTTCTGCAGATGCGCCCGAAAGACCTGTTTCTCTGGCTGCAGGAAAATGGCTGGATCTACAAGCGCCCGGGCGGCGCGAGCTTTCTCGGCTACCACAGCAAGACCGCGACCAGCCTGCTCGAGCACAGGATCACCACGGTTTTGCGCGCCGATGGTTCGGAAAAGGTCACCGAGCAGGTGCGGGTGACCGCCAAGGGCCTCACCAAACTGGCCGCGTTGGTCAAGCCGCCATTGCAATAGCAGCGGGCTGCGATCAGCAACTTCCGTAATGGTTGCGCGAGAAACGGCAATATTCGCGGGCGACGCCCATCTGGATCATCTCGGCGGTGATATCGCGGCCATCGGGCAGGAAACACTGCCCGACATAGCGACCATAGCGGTCGATATCGCGGACCTGGCAACGCAGGGTCTTGCCCGAAATAAGCCCGCGCAATGCAGCCGTGGCGTCCGATCCACCGGGACGGTTCCATTCCGGTGCATCCAGACCCCAGACGCGGATGCGCCGCGAATGGCCGCTGAGCGTGAATGTATCGCCATCGATGATCTTGCTGACCCGCGCCTCAAGAATGGCCGGGCGCGTCGCATCGGCGACCACCGGCGGCGCCAGTGAGACAAACCCGATCAGGGTGGCAATGGCGATGAACAGGAATTGGCGACGCGTACTCATGGCCAGCCCATGCCCCGAGTTGAGGCCTGATGGCAAGTCCGTCGCCAGAAATCAGTTAATAGAGAGGAGTCCATCATGGCACGCGCCCAAGGTGCGCGGTCGCAACTCGCGGCTGCGTTCGAGACTGTTTATGGCACCGCCCCGGCCAGCGGATTCACCCGCCTGCCCTTCGCCTCCTCGACACTGAGCGCCGAGCAGCCGCTGCTCTCGTCCGAGCTGCTGGGCTATGGTCGCGATCCGCTGGCTCCGGTCAAGGATGCGATCACCGCCGATGGCGATCTGACCGTGCCGATCGACGCCGAGGCGTTCGGCTTCTGGCTGAAGGCGGCGTTCGGGGCGCCGACCACCACCGGCGCTGCGCCGGGGCCGTACACGCATGAATTCCGCTCAGGCAACTGGACGCTGCCCAGCATGGCGGTTGAGGTCGCCATGCCGGAAATCCCGCGCTTTGCCATGTATTCGGGCGTCATGGTCAACCAGCTCAGCTGGACCATGCAGCGTTCCGGCCTGTTGACCGCCAGCGCCCAGCTTGTGGCGCAGGGCGAGACCGTCGTCAGCACCTCGCAGGCCGGCACGCTGGCTGATCTGGACCTGATCCGCTTCGGGCATTTCAACGGCGCCATCACGCGCAATGGCACAGCACTGGGCAATGTGATCTCGGCCCAGATCACCTATGCCAACAATCTCGACCGGATCGAGACCATTCGTGCCGACGGCATGATCGACGGTGCGGACCCGTCCATCGCCGCGCTGACCGGCCAGATCGAGCTGCGCTTTGCCGATATGGTGCTGATGAACCAGGCCATCGCCGGCGGGCCGTGCGAATTGGAATTCGCATACACCCTGACCAGCGGCGAAAGCCTGACCTTCACCGCACATGCCGTCTATCTGCCGCGCCCCCGCGTCGAGATCAGCGGGCCGCAGGGCATTCAGGCCAGCTTCGACTGGCAGGCGGCGAAGGCCGCCAGCCCGGCGCGCATGGCAACCATCACCCTTGTCAACAACACCGAGGAATATTGAACCATGATCCGACTGAACATGACCACCGAGCCGCGCTGGATCGATCTGCTGCCGGGGCTGATGATCCGGGTCGCCCCGATCACCACATCCATCATGGCCGCCGCGCGCTCCGATGTCTCCCTCGATACCCTCGACGCGGATGCGCCGAAGGAAGTGCTGGCCGTGGCCATGGCGCAGGCCGTCGCCAGAATGGTGATTACCGAATGGTCGGGCGTCGGCGACGCCGAGGGCATCGACCTTCCGGTGACGCCCGAAGGCATCGACGCGCTCTTGAACATCTGGCCGGTGTTCGAGGCCTTCCAGGAAAAGGTTCTGGGCCCCTATCTGGTGCTGGATGCGGAAAAAAACGGCTCCGCGCCCTCGCCGAATGGCATTTCGGCGGGGGCGAGCGATATTGCGCAGCCTGCCCCGGACACTGCCCCGACTGCCCTGCCCGGCTGAACAGTCCCGAAACGCAAGAGGGCTGGCAGGTCTGGGATCTGGCCGGGAGGCTGAGCGGGCAGGTCCGGGCGATCCCCGGCGCGGTGCTGGGCTGGGACATGGGCACGGCGCTGGAAATGGGCCGCGCCCTTGGCATTGCACCGCTGGCGGTCGTGGAACTGCTGCCGGTGATCGAGGCGGAAATGATCCGCCAGACCAACCAGAAGATCGAGGAAGGCCGCCAGGATGGCTGAGAAAAAAGTATCCGTCCGGCTGGTGGCCGAGAACGGCCGGCAGGTCCGGGCGGAACTGGAGGGCGTCGGCAATGCTGGCGCCGCCAGCTTCCAGAAGCTGTCGAAGGAGGTGGACACGGCCGGCGTCATGTTGCGCCGCCTCGCCGGTATCGCGGCTGGCGCGCTCAGCATCCGCCAGGTCGCGCAATATGCCGATACCTGGACCGATCTGCGCTCGCGGGTCGATCTGGCGACCGGGTCGCAGGAGAAGGGCGCCGCCGTCATGGACCGGCTCGCGCAGATGGCGCGGCGCACATATTCGGGAATCGAGCAGACGACCGAAAGCTGGCTCTCGAACGCCACCGCCCTACGCGAACTCGGACTTTCCACCGCCGAGAGCCTCGATTTCACCGAGGCGCTGAACAACGCCATGGTGGTCTCGGGCGCAAAGGCCGAGCGCGCGGCCTCGGTCCAGAACGCGCTCTCGAAGGCGATGGCGCTGGGCAGCCTGTCTGGCGATAACCTGAACACGGTAATCCAGACCGGCGGCCGGGTGGCCGAACTGCTGGCTGCGGAACTCGGCACCACAGTTTCCGGCCTGCGGGTGATGGGAACGCAGGGCGCGATCACCGGCGAGGTGATCCGCACCGCGCTGGTCGGCAATCTGGAGCTGCTGCGCGAGGAAGCGGACTCCATGCCGGCCACCATCGGTGACGCGTTCACGCTGATCGGCAATGCGGCGCTGCAACTGGTTGGCAGCTGGGATCAGCTTCTGGGTGCCTCCTCCACCGTCGCCTCTGTGCTGATCCTTGTCGCGGACAATATCGAACGCCTCGCCTCGGTCGCAATTGCCTTCGCCGGCTTCATGGCCGGGCGCTGGGTGGCGGCTTTTGTCGCCGCCCGTGTCGCGAGTTTCTCGCTGTCGACGGCGCTGACCGTGCTGCGGGGGGCGCTGATCCGCACCGGCATCGGCGCGCTGATCGTGGCGGCGGGCGAGCTGATCTACCAGTTTTCCTCGCTGGTCAAATCAGTCGGCGGCATCGGCACGGCGTTCAAGCTGCTAGGCGATGTCGCAAAGGAGGTCGGCCAGCGCATCGTCCTGGCCTTCCAGGCATCGTTCGCGCTGCTCAATGCGGCCTGGGATGGCTATCGCGCCTATGTGTTCACGGTGCTCGACCTGATCGTGACCGGGGGCGTCACCGCCGTGGACCGATATGTTGCGGTCTGGCACGGCGGGTTTGAGGCGATCAAGGCGATCTGGGCATTGCTGCCGGATGCCATTGGCGATCTGGCGTTCAAGGCGGCGAACGGGTTGATCGCCGGGGTCGAGGCGATGCTGAACGGCGTCGTCACCCGGATCAACAGTTTCATCTCCGGCATCAACGCCGCCCTCGCCATGCTGCCGGAATGGGCTGTCGGCGAAGGCGGGGCGCAGATCGGCCTTCTGGACCCGTTCAGCATCGGGCGCATCGACAACCCGTTCGAGGGATCGGCATCTGATGCAGGTTCCGCCGCCGCCGAGGCGTTCAGCGCAGCCTGGGACAGGACATATATCGAACCGCCGGATCTGTTCGGCGATCTTGCCGATCAGGCCGCCGCGGCTGCCTCCGCCCATCTCGACGCTGCACAGGCGCTGGGCGCGGCGGCAGTTGCGCCGCAGGAAAGCTGGCAGGCGCTGAAGGATGCAGTCACCGCCTCGGGCGAGGATGGCGCGAGCGCTCTGGACGATGCCGCTGGCGCGGCCGAGCGGGTTGCCGGTGCCATGGATCGCGCCGGTGGCGCTGCGGGCCGGGTCGGTGCGGCTGGCAAGAAAGCCGGCGAAGACACTACAAACGGCGCGGAACAGGCGAAACAGGGCTGGGATGCGGTTATCGCCCCGCTCTCCGACTATGCCCAGAAGGCCCGCGACATCAGCGGTGATATCGGCAACGCGCTGGTCGGAGCGTTCCAGAGCGCCGAGAATGCGGTCGGCGAGTTCGTGAAGACCGGCAAGCTGAACTTCCACGACCTCGTGACCTCGATGCTGGCCGACATGGCGAAGCTGGGCGCGCGCCGGTTCCTGCTCGGGCCGCTGGCCGGGATTCTGTCGGGCTTCATGCCGGGGCTGAATGTGCCGATCCTCCATGCCGGCGGCATGGTCGGCGGTGCAGCGCCGTCTCGCATGGTCTCGGCCATGGCCTTCGCCAATGCGCCCCGGATGCATTCCGGCGGCTGGGCCGGGCTGCGCTCGGACGAGGTGCCGGCGATCCTGCAGAAGGGCGAGCGGGTGCTCTCGCGCCGCGAAGCGGCGGGTTACGGGGGCGGCGTCACCATCAACATCAACGCCCGCGATGCCGAAAGCTTCCGGCAGTCGCGAGCACAGATTTCGGCCGATATCGCGCGGGCCGTCGCCATGGGAAGGAGAGGGATGTAATGACTTTTCACGATATCCGGTTCCCGGACAATATCAGCCGCGGCGCGCGCGGCGGCCCGGAACGGCGCACGCAGATCGTGGAACTGGCCTCCGGCGACGAGGAACGCAACGCCAGCTGGGCCAACTCGCGCCGCCGCTATGACGTCTCCTATGGCATCCGCCGCGCCGACGATCTCGACGCCGTGGTGCAATTCTTCGAGGCCCGCAACGGGCGTCTGCACGGCTTCCGCTTCAAGGATTGGGGCGATCATAAATCCTGCAAGCCATCGGCGGTGGTGACGCACCAGGACCAGTTGCTCGGGACCGGCAACGGAACCGCAACGGCGTTCCAGCTTGTGAAGCGGTATGCCTCCGGGGCGCAGTCCTGGACCCGCTCGATCACCAGGCCGGTCGCAGGCAGCGTCAGGCTGGCGCTGGGCGGCGTCGAGCAGCTTTCCGGCTGGTCGGTCGATACGACGACCGGTGTCGTTACATTCGGAACCGCACCCGCCGCTGGCGTCACCGTCCGCGCGGGGTTCGAATTCGACGTGCCCGTCCGCTTCGACAGTGACACGCTCGACGTCACCCTCGATATCGAGCGGCTCGGCTCGATCACCTCCATCCCGCTCGTGGAAATCCGCCGATGAAATCGCTGTCCCCTGCCCTGCAGGCGCATCTGGACGATGGCACCACCACGCTGGCCTGGTGCTGGAAGATCACCCGCGCCGATGGCCAGAGCTTCGGTTTTACCGATCATGATTGCCCGCTTGCCTTCGGCGGCACGGACTATGAGCCGGAAAGCGGGCTTTCGGCATCCGAGATCCGGGCCGGCTCGGATCTGTCGGTGGATTCCCAGGATGCGCAGGGAGCGCTGACCTCGGGCCGGATCACCGAGACCGATATTCTGGACGGGCGCTGGGACAACGCACTGGTCGAGGTCTGGCGGGTGAACTGGAACGCCCTCGGCCAGCGGGTACTGATCCGGCGCGGCGCCATCGGCGAGTTGCGGCGCGGGCGCATGTCCTTCGTCGCCGAGGTGCGCAGCATGGCGCATGTGCTGGGTCAGACGGTCGGCCGGGTCTATCAGGGCACCTGCGATGCGGCACTGGGCGACAGCCGCTGCGGGGTGAACATTGCCGCCGCCGCTTATCGCGGCACCGGCGCGGTGGTCGATCCGATCCGCGACGGCGCCTTCACCGCCTCCGGCCTCGGTGGCTTCGCCAGCGGCTGGTTCAGCTTCGGTCATCTGGAATGGACGAGCGGCCCGAACAGCGGTCGGCTGGCCGAAGTGATGCTGCACGAGATCGCCTCCGGCGTGGTCACCATCACCCTGCTGGAAGCGCCTGTGCGCGCGGTCGCGGGCGGCAATGCCTTCACCATCCGCGCCGGCTGCGACAAGCGCAGCGCGACCTGCGCGGCCAAGTTCAGCAACATCGCCAACTTCCGCGGCTTCCCGCATATCCCCGGCCAGGACGCGGTTGTCCGCTACGCCACGGCGGATGGCGGGCACGAGGGGGCGGTGCTGTGAGAGGCGCGGCAGTTGTTGCACCGTATGCAGCATCTGATGCCCGGCCCGCCGATGCCCGATCCGTGATCGCCGCCGCGCGCGGCTGGCTCGGCACGCCCTATCACGATCAGGCCAGCGTCAAGGGCGTCGGCTGCGACTGCCTCGGGCTGGCGCGCGGCATCTGGCGCGAAGTGGTCGGAAGCGAGACGCTGCCGGTGCCGCCCTACAGCCGCGACTGGGGCGAGATCGGCAGCCGCGAGGTGCTGGCCGAGAATGCCGGCCGGGTGATGATCCGCATCGACCCGGCCGAGGCCGGGCCGGGCGCGGTGGTGCTGTTCCGCATGCGCGCGGGCGCCATCGTCAAGCATGTCGGCATCCTGACCGGCGAGGGCACATTCGTCCATTCCTATGAGCGGCTCGGGGTGATCGAAGAACCGCTCACCATCGCATGGCGGCGGCGCATTGCCTTCGCCTTCCTGTTCCCGCGCCCGGCGCCCGGCCTGCACAAGAAGAAGACCTGACTCATGGCAACCATCCTTCTCGGCGCGGTCGGCACCGCCATCGGCGGCGGCTTCGGCGGCACGATCCTCGGCCTCTCCGGCGCTGCGATCGGCGGCATGATCGGCTCCGGCATCGGCTCGATGGTCGACAGCTGGATCGTCTCGTCCCTGACGCCCGGCCAGCGCATCGAGGGCCAGCGCATGGACAGCCTGCGCATAACCTCGGCGACCGAAGGGGTGGTGATCCCGCGCCTCTATGGCCGCATGCGCATCGGCGGCAATATCATCTGGGCGACCGACTTCCGCGAGGAAACCAATGTTCACCGCCAGGGGGGCGGCAAAGGCGGCGGGCAGAAGGTCACCACGACCGAGTACCTCTACTATGCCAGTTTCGCGGTCGCGCTCTGCGAAGGCACGATCACCGGCATTGGCCGCATCTGGGCTGATGGCGAGATCGTGGACCTCAGTGAGGCGACGTGGCGCTGGTATCCGGGCAGCGAGGCACAGGCCCCAGACCCCTTCATCGCGGCGAAGATGGGGGTGGGGAACACGCCTGCCTATCGCGGCACCGCCTATGTGGTGTTCGAGGAACTGCCGCTGGCGCGCTTCGGCAACCGCCTGCCGCAACTGTCCTTCGAGGTGTTCCGGCCTCTGGACGATGCCGACACCGCCGAGGGGCTGGTGCCCGCGGTCACCATTATCCCGGCGTCGGGAGAATGGTCCTACGCAACCCAGATCGTGCGCAAGGCCGGGGACGGCGACAGCGCGGCCGAGAATGTCAACGCCATGGCCGGAACCGCCGACATGGTGGTTTCGCTGGACCGGCTGGAAGCCATGGTGCCAAAGGTCGAAAGCGCCTCGCTGGTGGTGTCCTGGTTCGGCGACGATCTGCGCGCCGGAAGCTGCACGATCCGCCCGAAGGTCGAAATGGCGCAGAAGAACACCACGCCTGCCTGGAGCGTCAACGGCGTGAGCCGCGGCGATGCGCTGGTGGTCAGTCAGGACGATCAGGGGCGGCCGATCTATGGTGGCACGCCAGCGGATTTCTCGGTGCTGCAGGCCATGCGCGAGATGAGGGCGCGCGGGCTCAAGGTGACCTTTTATCCGTTCCTGATGATGGATGTCCCGGCCGGCAACACCCTGCCGGATCCCTGGTCCGACTATGCCGCGGCCATCGGCCAGTCGGTGCTGCCGTGGCGCGGCAGGATCACCTGCTCACCTGCGGCCGGTTTCGCCGGGACCGTGGACAAGACCGCCGCCGCCGCGGTGCAGGTCGATGCCTTCTTCGGCAATGCCCAGCCCTCGGATTTCGCAGTCAGCGGCGACAGCGTGACCTGGACCGACGGGCCGGATTGGGGCTTCCGGCGCATGATCCTGCATTACGCCCATCTCTGCGCGGCGGCGGGCGGGGTTGATGCCTTCCTGATCGGATCCGAAATGCGCGGGCTGACCTCGATCCGATCCGGGGCATCGACCTATCCGGCGGTTGCCGCGTTGCAATCGCTGGCCGCTGCCGTCCGCTCGATCCTCGGGCCGGGCACTAAGATCAGCTATGCCGCCGATTGGTCGGAGTATTTCGGGCACCACCCGGGCGATGGCTCGGGCGACGTGTTCTTCCACCTCGACCCGCTCTGGGCGGATGCCAATGTCGATTTCATCGGTATCGACAATTACATGCCGCTTTCCGACTGGCGCGATGGCTGGGAGCATCTCGATGCGCTGGCATGGCCGTCAATCTACGACCGCGCCTATCTGCAATCGAACATTGCCGGCGGCGAGGGCTTCGACTGGTACTATGCCAGCGAGGGCGACCGGATCGCGCAGAACCGCACACCGATCGAGGACAGCATCACACCGGGCGCCGGCGGCAAGGTCATCACCGCGATGCCTGTTGCAGCACCCGGCATCAGCCAAAGTCCCGGCACCAGTTTCACCACCACGGTGCCATATCGGAGTGTCAGCATCACCCTATCCTGCCGGGTCCAGTTCCCGGCCCTGATCGCGGACGGCATTGTTTTCGAGATCGGCAACCTGAGCAGCGGCATGTTCTTCGGCCTGGCTGGCGGGCAGTTGATCCTGCACGAGATTTTCTCGGCCATCGGACAGACCAGGACGGCCTCGACCCCTGCCGCCTCGCTCGCTGGCAGGACCGCCGATCTGGTCGCATGGTTCGACATGGCAAGCGGCGAGATCGGCTTTGCTGTCGACGGGAATGTCGCGGCCACGGCAAGCTTCGGCGGGTCCGTATCCGGCACATGGGCCGCCAACAACGGCGCAGGATATGGCCTTGCCAACGGCCCGGTGTCGGGGTCCAGCACCGTCACGACAGCACTCCCCTGGCCGGGAGCGCTGGTCAGCAATCTCAGCATATGGTCGGGCGCGATCCCGAGTTTCGCGACCTTGCCCGCGGTGGCACCCGAGCCGTGGATCTTCCGCTACAAGGACATCCGCGGCTGGTGGTCAAACCCGCATCGCAACCGCCCAGGCGGGATCCCCGCAGCGTCCCTGACCGCATGGCTGCCGCAGTCGAAGCCGATCCGGTTTACCGAACTCGGTTGCCCGGCCGTGGATCGCGGCCCCAACCAGCCGAACGTGTTTCATGACCCGAAATCCTCGGAATCCTTCGTGCCCTGGTTCTCACGCGGCTGGCGCGACGATGCCGTCCAGCGAGCCTATCTGGAAGCGACCTACCTGTTCTGGGGTGACGCCGAAAACAACCCGGTCTCCACCGAATATGCCGGCCGCATGGTCGAGGTGGCGGAATGCGCGGCATGGACCTGGGATGCCCGGCCTTATCCGTTCTTCCCTCAACTCGGGGACATATGGGCGGATGGCGACAACTGGCGGCTGGGGCACTGGCTGACCGGGCGGCTGGGCGCGGTGTCGCTGGCGGCGCTGGTGCGCCACCTCTGCCTGCGCGCCGGCATGCCCTCGGCGTGGATCGATGTCTCGGGCCTGACCGGCGCTGTCGATGGCTATGTGATCTCGGCGCTGGAATCGCCCCGCACCTCGATCACCATGCTGGCGCGGCATTTCGGCTTCGATGCCGTCGAGAGCGAGGGGCGCATTCGCTTCGTCATGCGCGGCAGCGCCCCGGTGGCGACCATCGCCCCGGACGACATGGTATCCTCGGGCGCGGGCGACGTCATGGAACTGACCCGGGGCCAGGAGACTGAACTGCCGCAGGCCCTGAAATGGCAGGTGGCGCGCGCGGACGAGGATTATGACGGCATCACCGTCGAATCCCGCCGCATCACCGTGGATGCCACGCGCGTCGCCTCCGACAGTTTCCCGGTCGCGGTGCCGCCCGAGGAAGCCGACCGGCGCTGCCGCCGGGCGCTGATGGAGGCATGGATCGGCCGCGAGACCGGAGCCTTCAGCCTGCCGCCCTCGATGCTGGCGCTGGATCCCGGCGATGTCATCGCGCTGGATCACGACGGACGGCTTGCCGAGATGCGCATCCTCACGGTTTCCGATGCCGAGGCCCGCAGCATCGAGACCATCCGCCAGGACCGGGATGCCTATGACCTGCCGCCCGGAAGCCCTCGCCCGGCTGCGCTTGCCCGGCCGGTCGTGTTCGGTGCGCCGCTGGTCGAGCTTCTGAACCTGCCGCAACTGCGCGAGGATGTCGCGCCACACCACCCGCTGATCGCCACCCATGCCCGCCCCTGGCCGGGCCAGATGGCGGTGTTCCGCAGCCCCGAGGCTTCCGGCTTCGAACTGCTGACCACAGTCAGCACCCGGGCGCGCATGGGCGAACTGGTGGCCGATCTCCATGCCGGCCCGACCTCTCGGTTCGACTACGGCAACTCGGTCTATCTCGACCTGCTGTCAGGCACCCTCGAGAGCATCACCGACCTGCGCCTGTTCGCTGGCGAGAACGCGCTCGCCGTCGCGCAGCCAGGCGGCGGCTGGGAGATCCTGCAATTCGGCGCCGCCGAACTGATCGCCCCCGGCCGATATCGGCTCTCGCGCCTGCTGCGTGGTCAACGCGGCACGGATGCCGACATGGCAGCCATGGTACCGGCAGGGGCGCGGGTGGTGGTGCTGGACGCAGCGCTGGCACCGCTGCCGGTGAACGAGGCCGATATGGGACTGCCGTGGAACTGGCGCATCGGTCCCGCATCACGCCCGGTCAGCGACGACAGCTATCTGGCGCAAGCCTTCACGCCCCGCGGCACGGGCCTGCGTCCGTTCGCGCCCGTGCATGTCGCGCAGCCGTGGCGGCGCGCGCGGGTTCCGGGCGATCTGACCATAAGCTGGGTGAGGCGTGACCGCTCGCTCGCCGCCGACAGTTGGAATGCGGCCGAGATCCCCATGTCCGAGGCTGGCGAGGCGTGGCAGGTCGAGATTCTCGACGGGGCAACCGTCAAGAGATCCTTCCAAGTTGCCACCACCAACGCGCTCTACACCGCGGCGCAGCAGAGCGCTGATTGGGGCGCGCCGCTCGCCCCCGGTGCGTCCCTCGATATCCGCATTGCCCAGATCGGGCAGGCGTTCGGTGCCGGGGCGGCCCCCGTCACCACCCTCTGGTTCTAAACAGGAGACAACCCATGCCTGACACCACAGCGCATCTCGCGCTGCCGTTCATCATGGCCGCGCAGGCCCAGAAGCACGTGACCATGAACGAGGCGCTACGACTGCTCGACGGCATCGTGCAGCTATCCGTTCTCGACCGCGATCTGACCGCGCCGCCGGCAAGTCCGGCCGAAGGCGACCGCTATATCGCAGCCAGTGGCGCGACGGGCGCGTGGGCTGGCTGGGACCGCAGCATCGCCTACTGGATCGACGGCGCCTGGATGCGGATCCTGCCGAGCGCCGGCTGGATGGCCTGGATCGAGGACGAGGCGCAGGCGATCGTCTGGACCGGATCGGCGTGGATCCCGGTTGTGGATGCCATGGGCTTCATCGCGCAGGCAGCCTCGGTCGCCGTGGCGCGGGAGGCAAATGGCGCGACCACCGGCATGGCGGTGCGGGAAGAAACCCTCTCCGGCCTTTCCGGGGCCAGCCGGGACTCGACCATCGTGATCCCCAACCGTGCCATCGTTCTCGGTGTATCCGTGCGGACCGTGACCGCGGTGTTGGGGGCCAGCTCCTTCGACTGCGGCATCAACGGCGAGCCCTCGAAATTCGGCGGTTCGCTCGGTGTGGCCGTGGGCAGCAGCAATATCGGCGTCATCGGGCCGACGGCCTTCTATGCCGACACGCCCGTGCGGCTGACAGCCAATGGCGGCAGCTTCACCGGCGGCGCGGTGCGCATTGCCATCCATTACCTGACCTGCGGCCTGCCGGGTTGAACCCATGGGAGAGAACTTCATGGATACCATCCGCGAATGGTGGGGCGCGATCATGGCGGCGACCGGCCTTGGCATCTGGCTCGTGCGGCTTGAGGGCAGCAGCAAGACCGCCCTGCGCGAGGTGGCGCGGCTGGAAAAGCAGCTCGACGCCGACCGCCAGGCGATTTCCGAGACCCGCAAGGAACAGAACGAGATGCTGCGCGAGATGCGCGCCGACATCAAACGCCTGCTGGAACGCAGCGGACCCGCCCGCGACTGACCGACGCCCAACCCGACCATCCACCCACCCCGCCAGCGCGCGGGGTTTTTGCATTGGAGAACAGCATGCCTGTGGCGAAAGAAACCATCGAACACGTCAAGCGCTGGGAGGGCCTGCGGCTGGAGGCCTATCCCGATCCCGGCAGCAAGGACGGCACCCCCTGGAGCATCGGTTACGGGCACACCTCGGACCGCTTCATGACAGTCCACAAGGGCCTGAAGATCACCGAGGCACAGGCCGAGGCCGCGCTGGAGCACGATCTGGGCGAGGCCGAGGATATCCTGCGCCGGCTGGTCAAGGTGCCGCTCACCGATGGGCAAAGGGCGGCGCTGACCAGCTTCGTCTTCAACATCGGCGAGGGGCAGTTCGCTGGTTCCACCCTGCTCAGAAAGCTGAATGCCGGCGATCATGATGCCGTGCCCGATCAGCTTGCGCGATGGGTCTATAATGACGGCAAGAAGATGACCGGGCTGGTCAACCGCCGCGCGGCCGAGATCGGCCTGTGGTCGAAGGGCAGTTTTGTCTCGTCGCGCACGGTCGAGGCCGCAGTCCCGCCCCTGGTCGAAAAGCTGGTCACGCCGGAAGTGCTGACAGCGGCGGGCGGCGCGCTTGCCGGGCTGACCGGGACGCTGCAGGGCGACGGGCCGGTCTCCTTCGCGCTGGCAGCGCTGATCGTCATGGCCGGGGCCTGGGTGCTGTTCCGGCTGATCAGGCGGGCCTCGTGATGCTGGCCCGCTTCAAGTCCTGGCTGGCCATCGCCGCCGCCGCCATCCTGTTCATCCTCGGCGCGCGGCGCAGCGGCGAGAAGGCCGGGCGCGCCAACGAACGCCTCGAAAATCTGGAAAGGACCAATGATGCGCGTCAAAGGATGCTCGATGCCGCCAGCCGCCGCCCTCATGATCGCGATGCTCTCGCTGAGCGGCTGCGCGACGGAAAGTTCTGACAACGCCCCCTGCCCGCCCGTGGTGGAATACAGCACCGCCGAGCAGACCCGCGCCGCGGCCGAAGTCGAGGCCCTGCCGGAAAGTGCGGTGCTGGTACGAATGATGAGCGATTACGCCGTACTGCGTGATCAGGCACGGGCCTGCAGGTGA